TGTTCTCTATGAGTTAGCATCACCCTCGACTTCTGATGAAGCAGTTGAGGAGGTGGTCGAACAGGCAAAGGGGGGCAAGAAGGTGACGGTGGGCGACGTGAAGAAGGCGAAGGCTGCGAAGCCAAGGAAGTCCAACTTCAGTGGCGGTGCGCGGCGCGGATCATCAGCCATTCTGCCCCCAGCTGTCATCACTGCGACGACGCGTCCAGATAAGACATCCTGCAGCAGAACCCGGGCCGTGCTCATCGCCGTCAGCAAGGCGGCCGTAAAGTCTGAGCATGCCACTGCGTGGTCAGCGTGGCTCGACGGTTTTGCCAAACGTTACTTCAAGCCACACGCCCCAAATTCGGAATACATCACGGTGGGACAGGGCTTCCCACCCGGAGCCATCGCACCCGAGTTCGACCGCAACTACAGTAAGGATGAGGCAGCGGCTTTTCTGGCGTCACTGCAGCGCGCCAATGCTGGCGCTGAGCCATTGCCCGAAGATCGTGATCCGACTGCGCTGGCGACGCAGCGGCATCGAGCCAAGCTCAAGGAATGGGTCGATGATCCCGAGGGCTGGCGCGTCAAGAAGCCGGAAGAGTGGGCACCTGAACTGGCTAAGAAGTTTGGCTACGGCACCGACAAGTATGACAAGGGCGGCTTTGCCGCTGCCTACTCGCATCAGATGGGGCACGTCACCGTGGAGACCCAATCAGGGCGTGAGCTGCGTAAACGGCTGGAGGCGGTCGACGCTACGTTCAACGCGCTGCGTAGCATGGCAAACGTCAAGCTGCCGTCCATCGAGGACCTCACCGTGTGGGTGCACGCTGAAGGCCCCAAGGACGACCGCAAGGCACATTGGACGCGCCGTATTGAGGAACACGAGGTGCTGCTGTCCAAGTTGAAGGCGATGCTCGGATCAGTGGATCGCAAGAAGCCTGCAGCCCGGTCGAAATTGCACCTCGTCGACGCCGTCTCACCGTAAGGAAAACCCCGCCGAGGTTTGACCCCCGGCGGGGTTGGTTTAACTGCGCCGAGCCGATGCTTCTGCTCTCCTCGACACTTCGATCAACAGATTGGCCGCCGCTGCTTCAAGCTCGGCCTGCGGTAGCTTGCGCAGTTCCTGCCCGAGCACCAGCCCGTCAACCTGTTCTCCCTTGCGGAAGCGCGACACCGCATCGTGGACGATGGCCGACGTTGCGTCGGTCGGTGCCATCCTGATGCGCCGCTTGCGCTCCTGCTTCTCACGTTGCAGAACCTCGAACCGCACGCCCTTGCGCTCCGCGTAGGAGGCGTATCGCTGGACGTAGTCGTCAAGCTTCTTCTTGGCCTTGGCCTTGGTCGCGGCGCTGACGTTTTCTTCAAGGCGCGCGACGTTGCAGGCGAGCGCCTCCTTGCCGTCGACCTCGTTCCTCCACACCACGTTGTAGCTGAGCATGTTGTGGATTTTGATGTCGCCATGAAACGACATCGCCGAGCCCTTCTCGATCTTGCCGATGTAAGCCATCAGCGCCTCCCCGAGGTGAGCCGGTCCCAGTCGCGCAGCGGCAGCTTGCCGGGCGTCCCTGTCGCCGTCTCGCGGAAGCGAACCCACTTCCGCCCGCGCGAGATGATCTGCACCCCGCGCGTGCCAGAGCCAATGCGGGGGCATTGGTCCTGCAGGTAAATCCACGCGTCTGAGCGTGGCTTCCTTTTAGCCATTGGTCATTCTCCAAGTTGTCAAAGAACAGTCAGCTCCGATGCCGACAATACATATATAAGCACGACCACACCGAAAGTCAAATCGGCCCAATGACTTACGACTGAAAACAGGTTGTTTTGCACAGACTGGGTCGTTACTTTCCAGTAGGTTACCTCTGCGACAATCTGTCATTTTCGGGCTTGTATGCAAACCCGAAGCACATTACCTATGCACACCCCGGGGAGGATAAAATGAAGCTCAGCGATCCAATGCTTGAGAACGTGGTAACCATGCTCGGCTGGAGCACGCAGGGTGGAACCATCGCGCGCATGCTGGACGGCATCGAGCTGCCCGACGACTACGCGCTGGTCAGCCAGCGTTGCATAGATTACTGGCGCGACCACAAGCAGCCGCCGGGCGTGCACCTCGTCGATCTGTTCGACGACATCCCCCCGACCGACGCGCGCACCGCTGGCATCAGTTACATCCTGTCGTCGATGCAGCAGATCAAGGACGGCATCAACCCCGAGTTCGTGCTGGGCAAGATGTCGAACTTCCGCCGCCTCTCGAGGATGCGGCAGGCTGTTCTCGACGTAGCCAAGACGCTGCAGAACGATCACGCGACAACGGTCGCCGAGGCCGAGGGCATGCTGGGGCAGCTGCTGCGCAGTCGTGAGATCGAGTTCGACCCGGGCCTGAGCCTAGAGAGCTACGAGGAGTTCCTCGCGTATCTGAACGCCGAGCGCGGCATGCGCACGGGCATCGCGCCGCTCGACAAGATCGGCGTGGCACCGACACGCAAGACCCTCTTCACCGTGCTCGCCGTCACGGGGCAGGGCAAGACATGGTGGTTGGTCCACATCGGTGCACAGGCTCTGCAGCAGAAGCTGAAGGTCGTGCACTTCTCGCTGGAGATCGACGCCGCCGCCGTGCTGCAGCGATATTACCAGAGCCTGTTCTCCGTTTCCGAGCATGACGTGAAGCATCTGGTCACGAGGCTTGTCACCGACCCCAACAGCGGGCGCGTGACCAACATGGTCCAGAAGGACACCTCCCCCACGTTTGCCTTTCGCAATGGTGACGGCGGCATCAACCCGTCGCTGGAGACGGAGCTGACAGTGCGCCTCGTGCGCCTTGGCGGCATCGTCGAGAACCTCCGCATCCGGGCGTGGCCACCGCGCGTCACCAGCATCGACAGCATCGAGGCTTACCTCGACACGCTCTCCGACACGCAGCATTTCGAGCCCGACCTCATCATCGTCGACTACCCGCAGCTGATGAAGGCGAGCGTGAAGAATTTTCGGTTGGAGCTGGGACAGAACGTTGAGCACCTCCGACGCCTCGCCATCGAGCGAAACTGTGCCGTGTGCATTGTCCACCAGTCGAGCCGCGAAGGAGCCAAGAGCAAGTCGGTCGGCATGACGCACGTGGCCGAGGATTGGTCAGTTGTGCAAACCTCTGACTTCGTGCTTAGCTACAGCGCCACTTCATCGGAGCGACGCTTGGGTCTCGCACGCTTGCACATCGATAAGGCCCGCGCCCCGGGTGCCGTGGGCCGCACCATGATCCTCAGTCAGAACTACGACATCGGGCAGTATTGCCTGAGCAGCGTATTGATCCCTGACAACTACCTCGACTACATGGAGCGCGCCATGCCACCAGAGCACGACGACGAAGAGGACGGCGTGGAGGAGGAAGGTGAATGATGATTGGCGACGACGACGAGTATCTGGCGCGCCGTGCCACGGTGTGGCGGCAGCTGATCGACTTCCCTGAGCGCGACCTCGACACGCTGGTGCTGGTCTGTGCCGAGTATGGCATCGACGTGTCCAAGGACTACGTGCGCTCGACCCGCGCCCGCTGGCGCAACACCCTTGAGGTGTTGAAGAGCGCGGGGCTTACAGTCCCCGGATGACGCAAGCCGTCGACGCTTTCATTGCGCGTGCGCGCCTCGACTACCGCCAAGCCCTGACGTGGGACACAGCGGAGATCGAGGACGCCGTCGCCAGCCTGCCTGTGCCACCGCCCATCTTCCACGACCGGCTCAGGCGCTCGCAGCAGATATGCGTGGTCATCGGCGCGCATAAGCGGCGCTTTGCTTTCTACAACGACATGGGCACAGGCAAGAGCCTCATCGGCATGGCGCTCGCTGCCTATTTCGCTGCAGCCGAGGATGCCGGGCCTTTCATTGTGCTGGTCCCCAACCGGGTCAACATCCGGGGCTGGCTCGATCAGGTCCGCAAGCACGCGCCCGAGATCAAGGCTGTCGCCATGCCGTCGAACATGGCCGACAAGCGCGAGCTGCTGGCGACCACTGACGCGCTGCTGGTCATCGAGACCTACGCGGGCTTCAGCCGCATGTGTTCCGAGAAGATTGGCAAGAAGCTGATCCCCAACTCCACCACGATGCTTGCGGTCGGGCAGCAGATCGGCGGGCTGATAGTCGACGAGAGCAGTGCCATCGGCAACTACAAGAGCCTGCAGACCGAGGTGGTCCGCCGCCTCGCCGAGCAGAATGAAGACCTCTGCGTGTTCTTGCTCTCGGGCACGCCGTTCGGCCGCGACCCGCATCTGCTCTGGCCACAGATGCACATCCTCGACGGCGGTTGGACGTTGGGCAAGACGCTCGGCATCTTCCGGGCGACGTTCTTCAACACGACGATCAACAACTGGGGCGGCTACGAATACGAGTTCAAGCAGAAGCAGACCAAGCTGCTGCACCGCTGCATCGCGCACCGATCCATCCGCTTCGCACTCGACCAAGCCGACTTGCCTGCCGTCACTCCGGTCAGGATTGATCTCAACCTCGCCGCCGAGGCGTCGGAGCTTTACGATGCCGCGCTGGCGCAGATGCGTGCCGCACGCGGCAACTATGAACTGTGCAAGAATGCTTTCATCAGGCTCAGGCAGATCAGCAGCGGCTTCGTCAACCTGAAGGACCCGGAGACTGGTGCACGCGAGCAGATCGAGTTCAAGGACAATCCCAAGCTGGAGTGGATCAGGTCACAACTCGGCGCGATGGATGGACAGATTATTTTGTTTCATGATTTCATTTACTCTGGCACTATGCTGAAGCGCACGCTCGACGAGATGGCGGTGAGCAACTGCATCATCAACGGTCAGATCACTGGCAAGGAGATGGACAAGGCTTATGATGATTTCACGCGCGGTCGCAAACAGGTGCTGCTGCTCAACAGCGCAGCCGGGGCTTACGGCGTCAACCTGCAGATGGCTCGCTACGGTATTTATTATGAGAGCCCTGTGCCTGTGATCATCCGCAAGCAGACCGAGCTGCGCTTCATCCGCCCCGGCTCTGAACATCAGAAGGTGGTGAAGGTGGACCTCGTCGTGAGCGGCACGGTCGACGAGGCGATCTTGCAATTCCATGTCGAAGGTGCCGACCTGTTCAAAGCCATCCTCGACGGTTCATTCAAACTATGACCGGCGGGGCAAGCAGCAAGCGTAAGGGCAGCGCGTTCGAGCGCAGCGTTTGCACTTCACTCTCACTCTGGATTAGCAAAGGACAACACGACGACCTCCTGTGGAGGTCGGCCATGTCGGGAGGGCGTGGCACCCGCCGGGAGACTAAGCATGGAGCGCAGCGTGTGAGTGGCGACATCTGTGCTGTAGCTCCCGGCGGGCACGTGTTGACTGACCACTGGCACATCGAATGCAAGCACGTGAAGAACATGAACCTGACCGGCTTCGTGCTGAAAGCCTCGGGCTTCCTCGCCACTGAGTGGAAGCGTTGCGTGCGGCAGGCGAAGAGCCACAAGAAGCTGCCGATGATGATCGTGCGTGAGAACAACATGCCCGCCATTGTTCTGGTGGAGGCGAGCTGGCGACCGTCGGCCATCGTGCACATGCACGAGCTGGGCTGCTCTGTCTTCCTGCTGTGGCACCTGCTTGAGATACCCTTCAGCATTCCACGTGCGAGGATGCCCGATGCGTAGATTGCTGCTGACCGGCGATTGGCACCTTTCCGATAATCCACGCGACGCCTACCGCTTCGGCGCGGTGCAGGAGATCAGGAAGCTGATCAAGCAGCACAGCGTCGATGATCTGTTCATCCTCGGCGACTTCACCGATTTCCCAGACCATCACAGCGCCAGCTTTACCAACCGCATCGTCGAGCTATTGGCGGGTATCGCCACCGCTGGGGCTTGTGTGCACATCGTGCGCGGCAACCATGACGCCTCCGATCCTTCGGTGCCGTTCTTCCGCTTCATCAACTGCGTCGAAAGCTGTCGCTACGTCACCGAGGTGATGGGCTGGGAGGCCGAAGGCCACCGCGTGTTGGTGGTGCCCAACGGCGCTTGGCCACAGCCATTCCCTGACGGCTTCGACATGGTGTTCGCACATCAAACATTTGCAGGAGCTAAGGCGGAACATGGCACCATCCTCAACGGTCTGCGGCTGCCTCTCGTCAGCGGGCTGATATTTAGTGGTGACGTGCATGTGCCACAACGGCAGGGCATGGTGACCTACATTGGGGCCCCGACGCTCATGCGCTTCGGCGACACCTACAAGCCGCGCGTATTGCTGATGGACCTCTCCTTCGCCACTGACCCAATCGTGCGCACGATCCCCATCACTGGGCCCACCAAGCGGCTGGTCGAGGTGCGCGCTTTCCCCGATGGCTCGCTTGACTGGATCAACATCGAGAACGTGCAGAAGGGTGACCTTGTGAAGGTGCGCGTGACATTTCAAGGTGCGCTGCCGAGCCTCGCCCATCTGCGTGCCGACATTGCTGAGTGTGTTGGCAAGCCGGGTGGCACGCTGCACGCTGTCGACATGGGCAGCACCGCCAAGATCACATCCACACCACGCAATCCAGTCTCACGCTCCGACGCTGACCTCGTGCGTCAGTATGCGACCGCCAACCGCTTCGATCAGCCTGTGGTGAAGGCTGGGCTTGGTATTGTGCAGGGAGGAAAGTGACATGGGAGGCAGATACCGCAAGAACGATCCGTTGACCTCCGCAGAGGCAGCGGCTGGTGTCGACATCGAGGGACTGCTGCTGTTGATATGGCGGACGATGTTCTTCATGGCCGGTCGCAGCTCGACGTGGGACGAGATGAAGCGGGAGCTTTCTTACGTCAAGCCTGACAGCATCAGCAACCGCTTCGTCACGCTGATCGAGCGCGGCTACTGCTATCGCATCGAGTTGGACAGCCTCGGCAACGAGATCGCCATCATCGTGGGTGACGCGGTGCACCGTGCCACATCGATACGCTACAAGACGCGCCCGGCCCTCTACAGCCACGGTCGGCAGCTGATCAACTACTGGAAGGCACCAGACAAGGACGTGATCTGGACGCCGCCACCAAAGAAGAAGCCACAGACGGGCCGACTGTTCACATGAAGACAATCAGCTTCCAGCGATTGCACGCCGAGAACTTCAAGGTCTACACCGACTTCACCTTCAACTTCACGCAGTTCGGACCCGGCTGTCATTCCATCCGGGGCGTCAACAAGGTCACGCCGCGCCTCGGCTCCAACGGGACCGGCAAGTCCACGCTGTGGGACGCGCTGCTCTTCGCCCTGTTCGGCAAGACCGCCAAGAAGCTGCGCGCCGGGGACGTGGTGCCCTACGGCACGAACTTCAATCCCAAGGTGACGCTCGACTTCACGGTCGACGGCGCGCCGCATCGCATCATCCGCCGCGCGTGGCCGCATGCGTTGACCCTGCACAAGGGCGACCACGCCGTGGCGCAAAGTTCACAGGAGCACATCGAGCAGCTGCTCGGCATGGACATGGAGACGTTCATGCATACCGTCGTGCTGACGCAGGGTGCACCGTTGTTCCTCGATCTCGCACCGCGCGACAAGCTCAGCCTGCTGTCCAGCGTGCTCAACCTCGACCGGTTCGAAGGCTATGCCACCACCGCCAAGGGCAAGCTCTCCACCATCAAGCTGGAGGACAGCACGCTGCAGATCGCCCGTGCCACCGTCGAGGGACAGCTCGCCGAGGTGGAGCGCGGCATCGACGAGATGCAGGCGCGCGCCGCTGAGTTCAAGACCGCCAACGCAGCTTCCATCAAGCTGTTCAAGCAGCGTGTCGCCGAGGCCGCGAGCAGCCTTGGCACAGCTGAGACTGCGGTCATGGCTGCCAAGGTCGACCGTGACGCCGCCCACCTCGAACTGCTGGATGCCAACGCCGCCATGAGCGAGGCTGCGGTCGATCACAGCAACGGCATGGCACTGCGCATCAAGGCCGGGCGCATGACCGTCGGCTCCGATTGCCCGCAGTGCGGACAGCCGGTCACCAAGGAGGCGCGCGCCCGCATTGCCGACGAGGCCGAGAAGCTGATCACGGGAAGCAACCACGCGGCGCTGATGGAGAAGCACGGCAAGCTGGTGATCACCTACCGCGAGGTGGATCGCGACTACGGGCAGCTGATCGAGGTGGAGCGCAGCGCCAGCGTCAACCTCGCCAACCTCAAGACCGCGCTCGACGAGCTGCAGGTGCGCGTCAACCCGTTCACCCACCAGCTCGAAAAGCTGCAGGCACGGCAGCAGAAGCTGCACGAGCGCGCCACCGAGATCGACGCCCGCCGTGCGGTGCTGGAGACCTCGCGCCAGCACATCGAGCCATGGGTCGACGGCTTCCGCAACATCCGCCTCGTGGTGCTCGACGACGTGCTGTCGACGCTCAGTGTCCTGACCACGTCCTACGCCAACGAGCTGGGCCTGCCGTGCAACGTCCACTTCGGCATCGAGCGCACCACGAAAGCGGGCACCACCGTCAGCGGCATCCAGATGACCGTGGACGCGATTGAGAAGATCGAGGCATGGTCGGGAGGGGAAGCGCAGCGCCTGCGTCTGGCAGCCTCCCTAGCGCTCTCTGCGAGCCTGCTGGTCGAGGCGGGGCTCAACATCGACCTCCTCGCGCTCGACGAGCCGTCCGCCCACCTGTCAGCCGAGGGGCTCAACGAGCTGACCGCCTTCCTTGCCCAGCACGCCGAGGCCGAGGGCAGGCGCATTTTCTTCACCGACCAGCGCAGGCTCAACGCCGACAGCACCGTCACCCTGACCCGGGAAGGTGCCAACGTCAGCCTTGCGTGATCCGATTTCCCCTTGAACCTCGTGGCATCGAGCTTATATAAGTTGGGCAAGGAGACATACCGTGTTCACTTTCTTAGCCCTGACCATCCTGATGACCATGCTGATGGTCATCGCCACCCTGTGGAGCTTCACATAAGCCATGCTTGAGATCATGAACATCGACACCGCCAAGAGCTACGCCACCGAGGCAAACCTCGTGAAGGCTCTGGGGAAGTTCGGCTTCGCCGAATACCGCCACGTCGTGGTGAGGAACCGGGCCGGTCGCTGGACCGCGATCTTCCCCGTCTCCGAGATCACCGGACCCAACGGTTGCGGCTACCTCGGACTGTTTGCCTGCAAGGGCTTCAAGACCATCGGATGAAAAAGTGGGCGGTCCCCCTTGAAGGTGCCGCCCACCTGCTTATATAAGTTGGGCAAGAGGAGAACATCATGAGTGAACGCACTGACATCCACCGCCCGAGCGTCATCGAGCCCGACGACTACGAGTTCGTCGCGTTCGAGTATCTCGGCTCCCGGGTTGACCCCGCCACCATCCTCGGCGAGCGTGAGGTCATCCGGGCCCACATGGCACGCACTGGGGACACCTACTCCCGCCACGCTCACGGCGGCTCCTGCCACATCTGTGGCGCGAGCGCGAGCTACACCGCCCTGTTCTACCACGCCAAGAGCCGGTCCTACATCAGGACGGGCCTCGACTGCGCTGACAAGCTGGACTGCGGCGACGCCGAGATGTTCCGCACCAAGATCGAGCGGGCCATCGAAGCCTACGCCGGAAAGCGCAAGGCCATCGCCATCCTTGAGAAGGAGGGCCTGAGCAAGGCTTGGACGGTCTACACCACGCCCCGCCCCTACGAGGAGCCGACCACTTACGAGGTCCGCACCATCGAGGACATGGTCGGCAAGCTGGTCAAGTATGGCAGCATGTCCGAGAAGGCCATGAGCTACCTGCGGGTGCTGGTCGATAAGGTCGACCGTGCGGTCGAGATCGCCGCCGAGCGGGTAGCCAAGCGGGCTGCCGAGCATGAGGCGGCGGCACCGGTCCCCACCGAGGGTGCCCGGATGCTGGTGCGGGGCACCATCCTGTCCTTCAAGGAGGGCATGTTCGGGATGCGGATGCTGGTCAAGACCGAGGCCGGTTACAAGCTCTTCGGGGCAAGGCCGAGCGCGGTCGCTGACGCGGTCAAGGGCGACGAGGTAGAGTTCTACGCCGTTGTCTCACCGAGCAAGGATGACCCGAAGTTCGGTTTCTTCTCAAGGCCCACCAAGGCGCGGATCACCTCCGCGCCCGAGGCCGAGGATGTGATGGCTGACCTGAAGGGCGGCGAGGATGCCCGGATGACCCTTGGCGACTACGCCCGGGCAGCTGACCGCATGGGCTTCGCCACCGCTTACAGTGAGGGATGAGGAGATGTATCACAACGACAACCCGTTCGTTTATGAGGTAGCAGTGCGCCGGGGCAACGTCACGACGCGCTACTATTTCAGCAGCCAAGCCGACGCCGACAGCTTCGCATCCAGCCGGGGCGAGAAGGCCACGGCAATCCGCCAGCAATTCCGCATGCCGAAGACCCCCGAGGGTCTCGCTGCATTGCTCAACAGCGTCACCAAGGAGGAGAACACATGATCTGGACAGGATGCCACCCGAAGTTTTCACCCGAGACGCTGGGACTTATCCCCAGCTTTCTCGACGAGACCGACCCACGCCCCGCCAAGCAGCAGATCGACGCCAACTATCAGCACGGCGGCGGCTGGCGTCCCATCGAGGGCTTCAAGTTCAACATCCAGAACGGCGCGACCTTGACCTACCCGGAGGACCCGCCCTACCGTCCGCTCGCCATGACCCGCATGCGCGACGAGATCATCATCTTCTACGATTGCGCCATGCTGATGATCCTGCAGCTCGACGGCAGCTTCGAAGTGGCGAGGCTCGACTGATGGCACACATGAAGCCGCACTACGAGCTGAGCACCAAGTGGACGCTCACCAAGCCCAACGGCGATACCGAATTGTTCGACGAGTTGCCTTGTGCTACCTGCGCCATCGACGACGACAAGGAGTTCAGCCACGGCGAGAGCTATACCGTCACCTGTGAGCGCGGTTGGTTCGCTCGCCTGTCAGCCAACGGCTACCTTGACTGCACCGAGTGGGCAGGCCCCTTCGACAGCGAAGAGGATGCCCACAACTACATCGCCGATACCTACGAGGTCGACCCTGACACGGGCGACCCGCTTCCCGAGGAGAATGCAGCAGCATGAACACGCCCACCGACAGGCCACCGATCAAGGAGGGTCTCACCGTCCACCTGAAGCGCATCGACGGCCTGATCAATGAACTCAACGGCGAGATCGTCGCCCTGCAGCGCATCGAGAAAGCCTTGCGCGACTGTCACGACCGCCTCGACCGGCAGGGCGGCCTGATCATCATGGAAACACAACTGGTCGAGGCGCTGATCAAGCATGAGCGTCCCGACCGTGCCCCCACCCCGATCAAGGCCGTCCCCACCAACCAACTCGCCGACCGTGTCGAGGATGACCTGAAGAACCTCGTCAGCCTCACTGAGGCCGATCTCAACCTGCCGCAGAGCAACCCCAAGGACAATGCGGTAGCCATCCCCATTCCACGGCGCTAGGCTGCCAGCGCACCCGATCCTTGCGCAAACCAGTATCGGAACCGTGTGGGCCAAGCAGCGGCAGCAAAGCCTGAGCCTGACCGCTGCTTGGTGCCCCACGAAAAAGGCACTACCCCATGGCGTTTGACTGGCAGACTTTCCTCGAACGCTACCGCATCGACCACCGCGACCGTGGACCCAACGTCGGCGCAGACCACGTCGTCATCCGCTGCCCCTTCTGCGCCAGCCATGACCCGGGCATGCATATGTCCATCAGCCTCAACAACAAGGGCTGGCACTGCTGGCGCGATGGCTCACACGCAGGCATCAGCCCCACCCGCCTCGTCGCCGCCATCCTCGACATCGACTGGTCGTCCGCCGCAGACATCACTGGCACCTCCAAGGGCTACCAGTCCGAGGCCCCTGTTCCAGCTTATAATCTTGCACAGAAGGTCAAGGATTTAATGGAAAAACCTGTGCCAACCCAAGCCATCACCGCCATCGAGTTCCCCAAATCAACCCGCCCACTCTCCGCACCGTCTTACTCAGCCACCCCTTACACGCTCTACCTGCGCAACCGTGGCTTCACCGACATGAAGGCGCTCGACCGGTTCGATATCGTCTTCAACCATCATGACGCACGCTGGCATGGCCGCATCATCTTCCCCGTGCGCCATGCGACCAAGCTGGTGGCCATGACCGGCAGAGCCATCAGCACCCGCATGCAGCCACGCTACCTCGCCGAGGGCCCCATCGATCAGCACCTGATCTGGGCCGACCGCTTCCCCAAAAGCGCTGATACCCTCGTGCTCTGTGAAGGCCCGTTCGATGCACTGAAGGTCAACCTGCTCGGCAACCATCAATCCATCTGGGCCACGTGCTGCATGACCAGCTCGTTCTCAGCCACGCAGCGTGCCCACCTCTACAGCCTCATGCCGCGCTTCCGCCGCACCGTGGTGCTGTTCGACCGGGGCAACGAGCCCAACGCCTACCGCCTCGCACAGAACTTCCCAGCGCGCGCTACAGTCGCTACGATGCCGGGTGGCTTCAAGGACCCTGCCGAGCTGCAGGACCTGAGCTTCCTTCTGGCCGAGCCTGTCGAGGATGATCATGACTGACCCGAAGCCCATGACGAAGACCGGCATGCAGCAAGTCGGACGCCTCGCGCTGCGCGTCGAGGGACAGTGGTGGTGCGCCTACTACGCGCAGCCCGACAGCATGGCCAAGGCCGCACGCCTCGCCAAGATACACATGTCAGTGGTGGTCGACGAGAAGCGCAAGCGGGCCTTCATGGACCTGATGTCGAGCTTCGTCGCCGACATGATCGAACAGCAGACCGGCAAGCGCCCCGACATGCGCATGGAAGATGCACCCGCGCACGAGAAGAAACACTGATGCCGTGCCAACCAACCTGCCAGAGCGCGAGCCACCGATCACACCGATCACGCGCGGCGAGGTGATTGGCTGTGTTACCTTTGCTGTCTTTGTTGTCTTTGTGCTTGGCTTCTGGCTCACTGTGGTATATGTGATATGGAACCGATGAGCCCACCGCTTGTTCTTGCGCGGGGTGTTAATCACACTAGAGGATACACCAATGGCACAGGAAAAGAGCTACAAGGTAGTCTCTGACTTCAACGATGCAGGTGGCAAGAACTGGCGTGCAGGTCAGACCTACACCGGTTCCGAGGCCGAGGTGCAGCAGCAGCTTGCGTCGGGTCACATTGCAGAGGACACCTCTGCTGGTGGCAAGAGCGGCCAAGGCCAAAGCCAACGTCAGTAAGAGTTCACGCAACCACTCCGCCATTCCAAGGCGCGATGTTGTGTGATGCGGGCGTGATGTGAACATCCATCACGCCCGCACTTATATTCAGCCAAAGGAGAATGACCATGAGCAACGGACACGACACGCACTACACCGACCCCACTGAGGCCACGCGCCGCGCGATGATCGCCGGTCAGCAGGCTGTCGGCCCACTGACGCGCGAACAGCTCGCCGCCGTGCATGGCGAGGTGCTCAGCGCCGAGGAGGTGGGCAAGCACTACCAGATCAAGTCCTTCCTCGCCCCGTTCGTGGTCGTCGAGCGACGCCTCGACCACAAGCTGGGCACGCTCGAATTTCAGCACCACCCGCGCTTCTACTACGGCTGGACGCCTGACAAGCCATGAACCGCAGCCCGGAGAACCGGCTGCTCGACGCCATCTTCGGCAACAAGGCGCACACCATCGCCAGCGACCGCGAGATGGTGGCGAGCCTGCTGGAGGGCAACGCCGAGCATCTCTTCTCAGCGGTCAGCAAGGGGCTGCTGGAGCTGCGTCATCCGAGGACCAGCGCAGTGATCCCGCTCACCGCCGACGCGATGCAAGCGCTCGATCTGCAGGACCTCACCATGGGGGACCTGTGCTGGATCGTGACCGAGAAGGGCTACCGTGCGCTGGGAGCACATTGAAATGCGCAATCTGGACGAGGACGCCATCCGGGCGAAATACAAGAAGCTTGTGGAGGCGGGTGCGATAGCGTCTGCCGAGGAGTGTCTCGGGGAGAAGCTCACGATGGAGGAGCGCGCAGACGGCACAGTGGTGATCGAAGGGCCAGCCAAATTGCTTAACGTGCTGCGCGTCATGCTCTCCGACGACTGAGATGTAGGGGTAGGTCAGTTGTCGACAAACGGCGGGGGGATAGACTACGTCGCCATGCTGCGGGAGCAACCCGGCGTGTTCCTCGCCATGCTGGGGGATGATGGCGGCCAGTGGGGGCGCGCCTTCTGCCAGTTCGTCAAGAAGAACCACGACGTTGACCTGCCAGAGCTATGGGTGGCAGGCTGGTTCAGCAACTGCATCGGCTACAACCACGAACTGCTCCGAGGAGGACCAATGAGCCTGCAAGACACCGACGCATCCGCCGCCGCCGTCGCCAAGGCACCACGTGTCACGCTCGCCGACATCGAGCGATCCATTTCGCTGCGCCTCGACACGACTGGCGGCGAGATCGCGACGTGTGTTCCTTGGAATGAGCCACCAGTCGATGGTGCGTCGGCTGATCCCCCCAAGCCTGCCGACATGCGTTCGCTGGAGGTGCTAAGCATCTGCCTGCTGGTGATGCAGAACGGCTTCACCGTCATCGGCAAGAGCGCACCTGCATCGTCGGAGAACTACGACGCCGATCTTGGCAGGAAGTTTGCCTACGAGGACGCCGTGCGCCAGTTGTGGCCGCTCATGGGCTACGCGCTGCGTGAACACCTGTGGAGCGACAATGAGAGATAGCCCGTGGCGGCCCATCGCGACAGCGCCAAAGGACGGCACACGCATCCTAGTGCTGTGCCAATTTGCGAACGGGCGTGATGAGCCGACCGTTGTGCGCTGGGTTGATAACCCAACCCCGGCAGGACCGTTTGGGCGCTTTGCGTGGCGCGAGATGCAAGACAGCGCCGTCGCCGAGAGTGTGCCGACGTTATGGATGCCGATCCCGAATGCGCCGAGCGGTGGTTGACGGATGGGCGGCGCATACTTACTGGGGAGAGGCTCCCGTCGCCAAGTGGTTAAGGCATCGGTTTTACATACCGACATTCCGGGGTTCAAATCCTCGCGGGAGCACCACCAGCCATGAGCGATCCCGCCATCCTTGAAGCTGCGGAACGGGCACTCAATCCCTACTTTGGACCTCCCGCTACTGAGACGAGACTACTTGAAGTCCATGTAGCCGCTGAAGCCGTTCTCGCCGCCGTCACGCCACTGATTGAAGAGGCTGCCCTAAAGAGATGGCACCATGATCTTGCTTATGTCCGCACCGCCACGCTGGAGGAGGCGGCAGTGGTGGTGGAGGACGTTGACCGAGATGTTGCCGCACAGAACAGTCCTGTTTGGGGTGTCGGTTATTTTGCACAGCACATACGAGGCACAGCCGCCGCCATCCGTGCCTTGAAGGTGCAGCCGGGCGAGCGCAGCGCCGAGGAATACATATGGCGGAAGCGGCGGGTATATGGCGAATGAACATGGCCGACATCGAACAGGTCCGTGCTGCGCTGGAGGAGATTGGCAAACTCGTTGATCTGATTGACTGCAGCAACAGTAATAATCTGTTGTTGTTGCCTCTATTCTTGGCCCAGCAAAAGCGCGCCGCTGCCACCCTTGCCCGGATGGAGCCGTCCGGGGCGCTGGCGAAGCGCCCTGTCGCATGGCGCGTCAAGGACTATGCTGACGGCTGGATCATTTTCCAAGATGAAGAGACGGCGGACTACGAGGCCCAGAGAACCGGAGCCGTCATGCAAGGGCTGTATGTGCGAGACGGGACGCTACCATGAAGCTCGAACCAGTGGCGCGGGCGATGTTCGCACATGACGCCGACCCTATCCTGTGGTGCGATCACACAGACGCGACGCGCAACTGCTATCGTGACTATGCCCGGATCGCCGCCGAGATGATCCGCGAGCAAGTGCTGGAGGAGGCGGCGACGAGGCTGCTCGAACTAGCGCGCGAGGAGCGCAACCTCGACGGGGCGACGCTCAGTCGAGCCGCTGAGTATCTCCGCGCCCTGAAGGAGCCGCCCCAAAAGCACGGCATAGGCGTTGGGGTAAATTTTCCATGACCGACGATCCAGCCATCATCGAAGCTGCGGTGCGTGCGCTGGCAGAAGGTGGCTTCTACAATCGAGGGAGCTTTGCCGCTGCCAAAACCATTCTCGCCGCCGTGACACCGCTGATCCGTGCCAACGCGCTGGAGGGGGCGGCGACCGACCAAGCCGCCCTGCTCGCGGAGGCGGTGAAGGCGTTGGAGGCCCTTAGCGCGTGGTATGTCGCGCACGGCGACACCAAGGCCCCGCTTGCCCCTTGGGTAGCCGCTGACAAGCTCCTCACCCGCCTCACGCGTCGCGCTGGAAGGAGGCCGCCCATGACCTACCTCGAACAGGTGAAGGCGGCGCTAGAGTATCTATACAACTACGTCGCGGACAATGATCTCACCGCCACATGGACCGAGGCTGAGCAGAAATTAAAGGAAGCCCTCGCCGCCATCTCCCGCAAGCTAGAAGAGGAGCAACAAGTAGAAACGAAATGCTCAGCGTGCGGAGAGACACGATGGCTGCGCAAATCTGTGTGGCACGACACACCGATCTGCGAGCCATGCTTCATGGTCTGGTATGATCCCGACAAGAGCATCGATCAGACCGACCCGCAGGCTGTCGGCGCACTGAGCATGGAGCTGAAGGCAGCTGGAAAATTTCCTTGGGTTGGAAAATATGCGGAGCCATGATCAAGTGACCGATACCCCGCACCAGCGCGGTGTGAAGGGTGCCAACCTCACGCCTGAGGAGCGCAGCGCCATCGCTGGCAAGGCACACTTTCTCGCCACCGCACTGGTTCACCTCAACATGGATGCCGCTGGGCGGCGTCGCGTGTTGGCTTACCTGAAGGCCAATTGGGCAGGGGACTGGCCCACGTGAAGGAGCAGCCATGAGTGATGTCTATGTATCCCCGGATGGCGAGGACATCGCTTCCGGCAATGAACTGCATCCAGTGCACACGCTCAACCGTGCCTCGGAGTTGGTGCGAGCTGGTGGCTCGATCCTCTACACCAGCGGTGTGCACCAGCATGTGACGCAACAGACGATCACGCGCTCCGGTAATGAGGGCGAGCGCATCACGGTGTGCCCCGCCCCCGGCGCACAGGTGGTGATCGATGGTGGTGGCGGCTCGGGTGGTGCTACCCCGCTCGTCATGCTCGACGGCAACTACGTCACGTTCAAGGGCATCGAGGTTGCCCGTTCCGCGCGCCAAGGCATCGCCATCTACGCCGCGAAATACGTCGAGGTGCTGGGCTGCGATGTGCACGATTGCTGGGAGACGGGCATCATCAACGAGGGGCCGACCGTTGACAGCAATGTCGGCACGCTGATCGAGGGCTGCACGGTCCACCGCAACACCAATCACAACTTAACCGGAGAACCGGGCTACGGGCAGGGCATCTCCCTCAGCAAAGGCAAGGGCGGGATGGCGCGCCGCAACTACATCTTCAATAACATGGGCGAGGGCCTTGGCATAATGAAGGGCCACGTCGGTGGCTCAGTGCTGGAGAACGTCTCCTTCGACAACTACAAGATCAACATATACATCGACAGCCCAGTAGACGGCGCGTGGATCAAGAAGAACCTCTGCTACTGCACGGGCAATGAGAAATACCTGACCTACGGCGAGAAGCTCAAGTCCACTGGCATCACCCTCGCGCGCGAGACAGGCTCCGGGCATATCGAGGGCATCGTCTGCGAGGACAACAGCCTGTTGGGCTGCCACTACGGCATCAGCTTCTTCATCCAGAAGCGCGACAGCGGGCTGGTGGGTGCCAACTTCAACCGCAACCTGATCGCCAACAGCGTGGCGGCGGGCATGTGGATCGAGCGGGGCGGTGCCAGCGGCAACACGATACGCGACAGCATCTTCGTCTCCAACACGGGTGCACCGCACTTTGAGGGCGACATGGAGGGCTACGAGTTGATCGACAATCTCTACTACCCGGAGCTATCGACAGCCTGATATGGATCAAGATCGTCGCCTTGAGCTGATCGCCCTGCTGGCGCAAGACAAGTCGTGGGATGCCGTCGTGCTGATCGGAACAGAATTGCTCAACGCCTACTACCCGGCAGACATCTTCACAGGTGTATCCGGCGACCCCGGTCCCGCTTACGTGGTGGCGTTGCGCAATGCACTGGCCGAGATCGAGGCCACGCGTGACTGACAGCCCGCACCAGCGTGGCGTGAAAGGCGGCCTCACACGTGCCGCCGTGCTCTCGCCCGAGGAGCGCAGCGCCATTGCCAGCGAGGCAGCCAACAAGCGCTGGGGCAAGATACGCGACCCGGAGATGGCGTTCCTGTCGCACGCCATCGGTTGGGTGGCGGACATGAACGGCGATCAGCGCCGTCGCGTGTTCAGCTACCTGTTCGACCGCTGGCCAGAGGACTTTGGTGAGCCGTGACCGTCGTCAGCTTCAGTGATTGCAACTGGTTGTGTTGTTCTGTCGTGGAGGGCTGTTGTGGATGCTGCCGTAAGGATCGACCGCGCAAGCCTTCCCGGCGACGGCCTACGCGATCTGGCGCTGCAGATCGAGACGCTGGCACATGCGCATCCAGAGCACGGCAGAGCCAGCGAGGCGGTGTCGATGCTCATCGACTACCTGACGCTGCGTGCACGTCTCAGCGACTATGAGGCCGAGGCTTTCTTAGGTGGCCGGTATGGTGACTGAGTGGTGGAGCGTGACGCTGGGGCTGGCGCTGATTGCGTTCGCCGCGCTGGCAGCATGGGTGTGGTGGCAACAGCGTGGTTGATGCGTTCCTGCAGTTGTTCTCTGCCAGCATGCTGATCCTCGCCGGGATCGCGTGCGCACGCCTTGCGTGGCTCACGTGGGAGAGGCGGCGCAACCGGAGAAGGCGCGATGGCACGTCTTCCTGAGATCGGACCCGATGAGCGCGCGGCCATCGCGCTGGCCTTGGGCAAGGCACGCAAGCGCCGCCACCCCGACGTGGTGACCGTCACCATCCCGCCCAAGTATGGTTGCACCATCGCCTTCGAACAGAAGGAATTTGGTCTCGCGCGACACCTCACCGTGCGGGTGCCACATGCGCCACGTGGCAAGGAGGCATCGCTGCTCAAGGACGCTGCCGCCGTCGTCACCATTGCGGAGGCGTTCGGCTTCACGCAGCCGACAGTGCTAGGGCAGTGGGTCGACGACGATGGCGACTACCACGTGCTGGGCACCGACCATGCCCTTGCTTGAACCCACCGAGATCGAGCTGCTCGCGCGCTTCCGTGTGTTGGAGTTGGTGCGCGCCGCCGAGAAGTTGGTGCAGGCTGTGCAGAACGCCGACAGCATGCACGGCGGGCTGCTCAACCGCGAGACGATCCGCACCGCCGACGAGCTGCGTGTGCTGTTGCTGCTCTACCGCGCCAAGGTGAGTGCATGACCACGACCATCAGCATCCCTGAGCCGAAGCTGCGCGACGCCGAGAGCGGCGAGCCGCTTGGGGAGAACGACGTTGAAAGCCATCCGCGCGTCGTCATCACCCAGCGCATCAGTGTCTGGGTAAAGGGTGAGGATGAGCCGCGTCCCGCCGAATGCACTCTCAGCGTCGACATCAGGGGGCTGGCGGGGTGGCTTGGGGCGACAGCATGGCGCAACCCGACCCACACGACGCAGGCGCTCAACAGCAGCGTCGTGGCGCGGGTGCGGCTGCTCTCCGACCGCCGCAAGCAGGAGGACACCTGATGGGCGAGATTGTCCGCTTGATGCCGCGCACGCGCGAGGGCATCATCTTCGCGATCAAGCACGAATACGCCAAGCTGGTGCAGATGGGCTTGGTGCCCGAGACCAAGAGCTGGCCGAGGATGCAGCGCGAGCTGGACCTGTTCCGCACCAAGCTGGAGGTGCGCGCCACCTTCGACCGGCTGGAGCGGGGCGGCACGTTCAAGGGAGGCACGTTCGAGGACTTCGACGAGTGGCTGCGCAACAACCCGAGGGACGACGGCCCCGCCGCCGCCTAGGTATACCTACGGGGTTGCCTTTGTTCGTTTTCGAACATAAGCCATCCGCCCATGCAACCCACTGGGAGGGAGCACATGGGCGACAAGCTCTACGCCAAGATCGCGCTGAAGGACGGCGCTGTTCAGCAGACCAGCGATGCGCCGATCCCCATCGACGACATCGAGCGCGACACCTACGAGTGCGTCGAGGTGATCGAGCAGCCCCAAGGCGGGCTGGAGATCGGCGACATCGTCAAGACCAAGGACGGCCAGCACTTCAAGGACGTGACGTTCAGGGACAGCGATCCCAGCGTCAAGTCCGAGGATGGCTGGTAGGTGGGAGCCATCTCACATCCGCGCTGGGTAGTTGCCCAGACACAGCCGCTGTGCGAGAACCGCGCCACGCGTCATATTGTGCGACAGGGCGGCGAGGTGTTCTCGCCTCTCTTCTACGACCGCTGGGGCAAGACGCTGCGATTGTTCCCCGGCTATCTGTTTGTGCATATCGAGGGCACTGCCTCGTGGCTGCAGAACACCATGGGCGTGCTGCGTGTCTTGGCCATGGGAGCGAGGGCGTGTGAAGTGTCTCCGCAGATCGTAGAGAGCTATCAGGTGCTGGCCGACGAGGTCGGCGTCGTGTGCCTGCCCGATGCCACCAACACCTTCCGCGAGGGACAGTCGGTGCGCATCACCGATGGACCGTTTGTCAATCATGTCGGGATCGTGGAGGGGATGGACGCGCAGCAGCGCGTCGCTATCCTCCTGTCAATCCTCGGTCGCGAAAGCCGCGTGCATTGCCCCGTGACATTGGTGGCTGCAGTCTGATATAGGTGTTCGGGGTGTTGTCTGTTCTAGCGAGAGGACGGCGGCATTCCCGTGCCGCTGCGGTAGCAATGAAACGAGCCGTTCTGAAGGTGCCGCGCGCCGAATTGAACATGCTCGGTGCACCGCTGCCCGGCGACGAAAACCGCCCCTACGACAGCCGAGGCCGACGCAGGGGCGGCCAATCCCGCACCTCAGTGGTCCTGAAGGACGCCATCCTCTACGCCGCGCAATGCGTGGGCGAGGACGGCAAGGGGCTCGACGGGCTGGTTGGCTACCTGAAGCAGATCGCCCGCACTGACCCGCGCACCTACGCCAGCCTGCTGGCACGCGTCATCCCGCTGCAGGTTACCTCGACCACCACGCAGGAGGTGACCTACCGCAGCATCGACGAGGTGCGCGCCGAGCTGGCCGCACGGGGTATCCCTATTGACCGGATTTACCACTGACCTCCTGCCGAAGGTCAAGAACAGCCGTGATGTAGCATTGGTAGAGGAGTTGGCGCGCTGCGAGGCGCGACAGTTCTTCTACAATTTCCGTTGTCACATCCGTGAGAAAGACTTGGTTCGCGGCTGGTGGATCAAGGAAGTATGCGACCATCTTGAGGCGTTCTACTACCGCTTCATGAACGGTGAGCGGCCAAAGCTTGTGTTGATGGCACCACCACAGCACGGCAAGACGACCGTGGTCACCGACTTCATCGCATGGGTGGCGGGCCGCAATCCAAATCTCAAGTGCCTGTTCACCAGCTATTCCGACGACCTCGGGCAGGGCGTCAACGTCTCACTGCAGCGCATGATGGACGGCGACCGCTTCAAGTCAGTGTTCGGTGCTCGCCTCCCCACCTTCGGCCGCTCTGTCGGGGGCATGCGCAACAACAACCTGCTCGAATACATGGGCGAGCACACGCCGACTAACCCGACCGTGCAGGGCGCATTCAAGGGCAGTTTCCGCAACACGACGGTGTCGGGACAGGTCACGGGCAAGGGCCTTGATTTCGGCTTCATCGACGATCCGATCAAGGGCAGGCGCGAGGCCAATTCCAAGACCGTGCGCGACGCGACGTGGAGCTGGCTCACCGACGACTTCTTCACCCGCTTCTCGGATCACGCCGCGCTGCTGATGACGCTGACCCGCTGGCACCTCGACGATCCGGCCGGTCGCTTCCTCGAAAAATTCCCCGAGACCGTGGTGCTCGACTACCCGGCCATCGCCATCAAGGACGAGGCGCACCGCAAGAAGGGCGAGGCGCTGTTCCCCGAGTTCAAGTCGCTGGAGTTCCTAGAGGAACGCCGCCGTGGCCTGAGCCAAGCCTCATGGGTGAGCTTATACCAGCAGAACCCGATCATTGCTGGCGGGGGTATGTTCCCCATCGAGCAATTTCGTGTTGTGCAAGCAGCACCCAAGGACATCGCCAAGACTGTCCGTTACTGGGACAAAGCAGCCACAGAAATGGGTGGTGCTTATACTGCGGGCGTGCGCATGTCGAAGCTGAATGACGGGCGCTTCATCGTCACCGACGTGCGCCGCAAGCAGCTCTCGGCGCTCGACCGCGAGAAGATGATCCTGCAGACAGCACAGCTCGACCGGCAGGACGTGGGCAACAACGTGCTGACCGTGGTAGAGCAAGAGCCCGGCTCAGGTGGCAAGGACAGCGCCGAGGCCACGGTGCGCATGCTGTCGGGCTACAAGGTGGAGGCCGACAAGGTCACCGATGCCAAGCACATCCGCGCCGATCCCTACGCCGCCCAAGTTCAGGCAGGCAACGTGTCGATCCTCGCCGCCGAGTGGAACAAGGAGTTCATCGGCGAGCACGAGACCTTCCCCAACGGAGCCTACGTTGACATGGTGGATGCAGCCGCAGGCGCGTTCTCCAAGCTCACGCTGGGCTCTACTTACCGCAGCGACATGAGCTGGGTCGGCGACGTTCCCAGCAACATTCTGGCACAGAAGGTGTTCGGAGGAGCAAGGCTATGGTAGCAGCAGCGAAGACCGCCGCGAAGCCCGCGACCGGCGACAAGAAGCAGACGCCGTGGGACGCAATGGGCATCACGCGCCACGAGTTCATCCGCGAGATGGCGACACGCATGAAGGCGGCCCGCTCGGTGCGCCCGCAGCCGAGGCCAGAGCAGCCGCTGCCCGATGTCGGGCTTGACCGTCCCGGTATGCCGAAGTTCAAGAATTGACCGAGTGGGACGACCCGAGGATGGTCATCGCGCGCGATGAACCGCGCATCGTCCCACTTGCGGTCCACCCCTACGAGCTGCGCTCGTATTGCGAGTTGAAGTGGCGGCAGCGGGGCGTAGCCAACGCGCACGAGCCCACCGCTTGGTTCGTCGAGTTAATCCCCAACTTCGGCTACCGCATCACCACTGAGCCGCCGTGGCAACGCGGAGATGTCGACGACCCTGACTGGGGGGAGATAGCCTTTTACGGCTACGACGAAGACACCTGATCGCGCCCGCGTGGCTCGGCAAAAGCAAGCGCTGGCGTAATGGGGCCGGGAGTTGCAATCCCGGCCCCAACCTGATCCCGGTTTGCGTTTTGGGGACTGCTCACCTCCCAGCATCCCCGCATAGCGCTTACCGGACTAGGCGGCCTGCACACATTTGGTTCAGGATTACCCTGAGACTGGACCGCGAGAGCGTGTGTAGGTCGCCGCCCTTTGACAGGAGATAAAGCATTGATCAAGCCAACTGTCGGACGCGTCGTCTGGTTTTACAGCAGCAAGGCCCCGGAGAAGGCGCAAGCCGCCATCGTTGCGCATGTGCACAGCGACAAGATGGTCAACCTCATGGTGATCGCGGAAGAGGGTATCCCCTACGGCCAGACCTCCGTGCAGCTTCTACAGGACGACGACAAGCCGCAAGGCGGTGCGTTCTGGTGCGCGTGGATGCCCTACCAGCTTGGTCAGGCGGCGAAGACCGAGGCCGCGACCGTCGGCGTGAGTGACGTTAGCGGCTCGCCATCCGAGGCTCTAAAACAAGTGATGCGTGAGAACTCTGCCGCACTGGATAGCCGAGCCGAGGCCAAGGCATAGGAGATCAGCATGGGCACCACCACGCACCGCATTCCGGTCAACGCCGACGGCTACACCGACGTGAGCGGCGAGGGCAACCTCAACTGCACGCTGGTGGTGAGCAGCGGGCAGACGCTGCGCGTCAGCATCGGCGGCCCCGGCGTGCCCAATACCGACACGCCGAAATACGTGCGCGTGACCGGGCCGAGCGGCTCGTCGGCGCGCGGCAGCGCCATGACTGTGCAGGGCTTCGACCCGGTCGAGGGCGAACGCCTGTGGGTCAAGTCGGAGAGCGGCGACACCGAGGTGACCGTGATGCGCGGCAGCGCCAGCGTCAGCTTTTCATACGGCGGCTGAGCGCCTGCATGCAGTGGGCAAGCCCCCCACCAACGGTCAGGTCATCCTCGCGGCGCACCCGCCCGGTGCGGTGCAGGCAGGCATTGCCGTTGCACATGATGCCATAGGCTCGCTTGGCGCGCAGCCGGTGTTGTTGCTGATCGTGCTGCTCAACCTCGCCTTCGTCGTGGCTGCTGCCTACTTCCTCGCCACGCTGGAGACGAGCCGCGTTGGGCTGGTCACGAACGTGCTCGACATCGTCAAGGTGTGCGTCACGCAGGACGCGCAGCGACCGACGACACTGCCACACTGAAGCTTCACCCGAGGGTGTTCCTTCCCATCGCCCCCAGCCCGGTCTGATGGTTCACTGGACCCTTCGGGTGGAGGCTACTTGCCCAACTCATGGGGCGAGTTGGGCAAGTAGCCGTGCAAGTTAGACATACCGGGAGGACATGATGCGAACCGACGAACTGCAGGACCGCTTGCGCTCGCTGGGCTTCGACCCGGGTCCGAGCGACGGCATGTATGGGCCGCTCACCGAGGAGGCGATCTTCGATGCGCTCGACGAGTTCGCACCGCTGCCTGCGCCGCCCGAGGTCGAGGAGGGTGGTGAAGGCCCCGTCCCCGGCATTGTGCCGCCGTCGTGGATGCCAGACTGCGACATGGAGCGTGTCATCTGCCACTGGACCGCTGGCACGCACAAGGCGGGCGGTGGTGACACACCACACTACCACATCCTGATCGAGGGCGACGGCAAGCTGGTGCGTGGCTCCTACTCGATCAAGGACAACGTCAGCACCAGCGACGGCACCTACGCGGCGCACACCAAGAATTTCAACACAGGGTCCATCGGCGTCTCGCTGTGCTGCATGTCGGGCGCGAAGGAAAGCCCGTTCGACGCAGGCGACTACCCGATGACCGAGGACCAATGGGAAGTGCTGATCGCGGTCGTCGCCGACCTCTGCGTCTTCTACGGCATCCCGGTCACGCCGCAGACCGTGCTCAGCCACGCCGAGGTGCAGGCCAATTGCGGCGTCGCACAGGAAGGCAAGTGGGACTACACGCGCCTCGCCTTCGACAGCACTGAGCAGGGCGCGAGGGAGTGCGGCGACAAGCTGCGGCGTGAAGTGCAGGTGATGGTGTGACGACCGCCGCGCTGTGCACGCTGTTTGCCGTGCTCGCGATGTTCGGCGGCATGGTGATCGGCGTGGTCGTCGGCATCATGTGGGCACAACAGCACTACGGTGTTTGAGACCCTGATCTTCTTGGCTGGTGCGCTCGTCGGCTTCCTCGTCTCGCTGGCGTGGCGCTGCGGTGACCAGCCCGATGAAGGGACGTGATGGATATGCAGTTTGCAACCGACCTTTCGACGGTAAGTAACTGACATGACTTATCAAGGGGTGACTGCCGAGTTCAAGGACAGCCTGATCAACCTCATGGCAGGCTTCGGCGTGCCGGGGCGCGACAAGGCCGCCTCGGGCGCGTCGTTTTTCCAGTTCAACCCGCTGTCACAGTATGAGCTGGAGAGCGCTTACCGCGCCAATTGGCTGGCCCGCAAGCTGATCGACATCCCGGCACAGGATGCCACCCGCGCGTGGCGTGCGTGGCAGGCTGACACCAACGTCATCGAGAAGCTGGAGGCCGAAGAGACGCGCCTCGATGTGCAGTGCGTGCTGAAGGAGGCGCTGATCTTGGCGCGCCTCTACGGCGGCGCGGCGATCATCATGGGCATCAAGCAGGGACGCGCCAGCCAGCCGCTGAATTTCGAGAAGGTCGGCAAGGGCGATCTGGAGTTCATCATTCCCGTCTCACGCTGGGCGCTGGGCACGGGTCCGCTCATCAAGGACGTGATGGACCCGCTCTACGGCAAGCCGCTCTACTTCACGCGCAACATGGACGTTGGCACCGAGCTGTCGCGCGACGAGTTCCAGATACACCCGTCGCGGGTCATCGTGCTGAAGGGCATGCAGCTGCCCGACCCCGTGATGATGGGGGAAATCTGGGGCGATCCCGTGCTGCAGAACGTGCAGGACGCCGTGATGTCGGCGACGCTGGTGACACAGTCCATCGCGACGTTGGTCACCGAAAGCAAGTTCGACATCATTAAAATCCCCGATTTGTCGCAGAACATCGCCACCGCCGAGTATCAGAACCGGCTCACCGCACGCTTCATGTATGCCAACTCGGTGAAGTCGGTGATCAACACGCTGCTCCTCGACAAGGAGGAGGAGTGGGAGCGCATCAATGCGAATTTCACGCAACTCCCCGATGTCCTGCAGATGTATCTCCTCATCGCCTCCGGTGCAGCAGACATCCCCGCTACACGTATGCTGGGACAGTCCCCTGCTGGACTACAGTCTACTGGAGAGAGTGATGTCCGTAACTACTACGACCGAGTTAACTCAGATCAGACCAATGTATTGTCTCCCGCCCTTGCTTCTCTTGACGATGCACTGATCCGCTCTGCACTGGGCAAGCGCGACCCGTCGATCTACTACATCTGGAACCCGCTGTGGCAGATGCCCGCCACCGAGAAGGCGGCGGTCTCCAAGTTGAAGGCCGATGTCACCAACCTTGATGTCATGATGGGGCTGGTCGACGCCGAGGCGTTGCGCATCGGGCGGCAGAACCAGCTGATCGAGGATGGCGTCTACCCGGGCCTTGAGCAGGCGCTTGAGGATCAGGAACAGCTCGCGCTCGAAAGCATGCAGAGCCCCGAGGAGCAGGCAGCGCAAGCCGAGGCCGAGAAGCGCAAGGAGATGCTGGCGGGCAACGCCATGGGCAACCAGCACCCGAGCCAGCAGGGGCAGCAGAAGCCCGGTGGTGGTAGCCCGTTCCAGAAGGGTGGCGGCAAGCCAACCCGTGACGCCAAGCCGGTCAGCGCCGGTCGCCTCAACCTGCGCCGCTACCGGCACACGCGCGACTACGATCCTGATCATGTGCGGCAGCTACTCGGCGTGCGCTCGCGCGACGAGTGGGAAGAGAGCAAGCACCCGCGCGGCCAGCCCGACAACAAGGGCAAGTTCGGCCCCGGCGGTGGCGGCAGCTCCAGCAGCGAGACCAAGGTTACCGGCAGCACCAAGACCCAGACCGCGCCGCAGTCGAAGGGCACGGCCACGGTCGCGAAGAAGACCGACATCGCGCAGAACATGGGCGCGGATTACCAGCCGCCGGATCAGCAGATACAGCCGACCAACGACATCGACGAGCTGTATGCGGCCTGCAAGACCGCCGAGCCTGAGTTCATGAGCACGGTCGAGGAGTTTGCACAGAAGTTCGGCGGCAAGGTCACCTACCCGCCCGCTACCAGTGCCGAGCCCGGCACCCGCACCATGAAGGCGCGCTCGTCGGCCGAGCGCAAGATGCGCGACGAGAAGGTGCCACCCGAGGGATTGAAGGATGTGCTGCGCGCTACCGTCGCCTTCGACGACTGCGTGACCGTGCGTCAGGCGGTGGCGGACTTCGTCGAAAACAACGACGTGATCCGCGTCAAGGACCGCTTCCTCACCCCCATGGCAGGCTACCGTGACCTGATGCTCAACTTCCGCACCAAGGACGGCATCGTCACCGAGCTGCAGTTCAACACCCACGCGCTGCTCGAATACAAGTTCGGCGAGGGTCACCAGCTCTACGAGGAGCGCCGCGTGCTCGTGGCGAAGGAGAACAAGAGCCCCGAGGAGGAGGCGCGCATCGACGAGATCGAGAAGACCTCGGAGCGCGGATACGTCGAGGGTTACAACCGCTCCGGTGACGGCTGCGGCTGGCAGAAGGACTGCTGAGGCACCATATACAAACGATTTGTAAGGACAACTAATGGCCGCCGACAGACCGCCCAACGCACGGCGGGTTTACAACGTCACCTCCCCGCAGGGCGAGCAGTTCCGCGCCGCCGAGGTGCGCAATCCAGAGACCACTGTCATCAGCGCATGGTCGAACCGCACGGGCACATGGGGCCCGGAGAGCGCGTTCAACGCCTCCGACCTCGCCATGCCCATGCACAACCTGCTCGAATGGGACGTGGAACCCGACGACGCAGGCGAAGAGGAGGACGTGCGACCGGACGGCAGCCCGAGCTACAGCTACCGCATGAAGCAGACCGAGGCCAAGCTCAACGCCAAGGACGCCATGGACCAGCTCGCGGAGGACTATTCCCCGTTGATCGACAGCCCCATCAAGGTCGAGATGCGCGACCTCGGCGACCGCGAGTTCGTTCTGGCGGGCGACGGCAAGCTTATCCTCAACGCCCGCCAGTGGCACCCCGACCAGCTCGCTGCACACGAGCGTGAGTGGAAGGGCCTGATGGTCGACAGCAGCGCCGACGGCACGCTCCTGCACCAGTTCGGGCACATCCTCATGCAGGAGCTGCGCACCGCGCACGGGCCCGATGTGGTTGACGCCATCGTCGCCCGCTACGCCGACAAGGACGCCGTTTCACCCTACGCCATGGACAGCCGCGAGCAGTTCGAAGCCGAGAGCTTCGTGGCCATGCACACTGGCAGGTGCCTCGGCAGCGGGCCTACTGCCACGCAAGCGCTCGCCAACGCGCAGGCGATGTGGGAGGAGCTGTTCGCTCTGTGAGCCTTTTCCTGCCCCCTGCAGCCCTGCTGGAGCGCGCCAGCCGCTTTCGGGACGCTTGGGTAGCGCATTTCGATTGCGAGCCCTACAGCCCGCCCCAGCGGCTGCAGCGGTGGCAGGACTTCGATCCCGACCAGCCACGCGACCCGTCGGGGCAGTGGACCTCGGGCGAGGGAGGCTTCACGCCTGCAGGACCCGAGAAGCGGGTGCCCTACCAAGCCAACCGCGACACGATAGGTCACTACGACCCACGCTTCTACCGCCACGAGCGGATGGTGCTGGAGTATGAGGGCAAGCCGGTCGACATGGAACATGACCAGCTGATCCCGACTGCCCCGCATCAGGGCGACCTTCCGGGCGCACGCTCTGCCGGTATCATCTACCGGGGCATGGCGGCGGCCGAGTTCGAAGCCATCCAAGCGACGGGGGAGGTGCGCAGCAAGGGCGAATACAACATCGGCGAGGCGCAGAAGGGCCTGACCTACTACGCCACTGACCCGAGCGTGGCAGCGTCCTACGCCAGCAGCTTCGCGCCGCAGCAGCAGAAGGCCGATTGGGACCGGCCCGCCTACGTGATCGCCATCCGGCAACCCGTCGACGAGCGCCTGCGCCGTGTGCAGGGCACCTCAGAAAACGAGGTAGGGGTCATCGGCGGTGTATCAATCGACGATATTGTTAACGTATACCGTGGCGATGTGATCGCCCGCACCCCACTTATACAGGGGCGCGGCATACGCGTCGCGCCCAGTGTCACTTTGCACTGGACCGAGTTGAAAAAGCGTGTCGCCGCCGCGAGCAGCGACAGCAGGAGGATTGACGCGTATGACCCAGACCAACCGCGAGTTCCCGCAGGGGAAGAGGGCGGCGGACAATGGACCGGAGAAGGCGGCGGGGGCGGCGGGGGCTCACCTTCGGCTGCAGGATCAGGAGGAGGAGCATCGGCCGCCACTGGAGGAACAGGCACGGCGCATGCTGGAGCAGGGTCTAACCCCCCGTATGCACCAGCTCCTCCGCGAAGTCCTGTCAGCTCATCCAAGCCTTACAAAGGAAGAAGCTTTAGAGCAATTACTAGCGGTGGGCGCATGATCTTCCGGCCGACGCCGGGATTTAAGGCTTACCTGAAGACCAACAAGGCGACGCCAGCTCACTTCGAAGAGCTGAACACCCGCATGATCCGCTCGGGCACCGACTTCCGCGATCTGCAAGACGCCATCGCAGCGGCTGCCGCCTCGACCAAATACGGCACGGCGGTGGAGATCAAGGACCCCGACGACTATCGCAAGCTGCGGCTGTTCACGACGCTCGACGGCAAGGCTGGCTTCGCGCTCGACGGCGACAACATCGTCTCGGTGTTCAAGCACCACGACAGCAAGGTGGACAACTTCGCCCTGTCGGCGCTGCAGCTGGCGGTCGATCAAGGCGGCCGACGCCTCGACTGCTTCGACACCGTGCTGCCGCAGGCTTACGCCGAGGCGGGCTTCCGCGCCGCCGCACGCCTGCCGTGGAACGAGACCTTCAAGCCCGACGGCTGGAATAAGGAGACCTTCGCCAAATTCAACAAGGGCGAGCCCGACATCGTGCTGATGAGCTACGACCCGGAGCACGTCACCACCCTCTACGCCAAGCGCGGCGAGCGCTACGCGCGGACAGATGGCGAGCGCGTCACCTCATGGTCGGAGGCCGAGAAGCTGCAGCGCGCCTACGTCGTCAACCCGCCGATGAGCGAGGACCCCTACGTCTGGGCATCCCGCGAAACCCTGATGGGCGTGCACCACACGCTGAACGAGGCGCGCAACGTCGCCGAGGAGCTGGGGGCAGACCCGAAGACGGTGATGATCGGCAAGCCTTCCGACGCGCGCTTCGTGCTGGGCGGGCGGGAATACATGGCGGCGGGCATGGCCTACTCGATGGATCAGCCACCCGGCGGCCACAAGCGTGGCACCGTGCTGATGTTCCCCGACCAGCTGAACTCGGGCACCATCGCGGGCGTCACCTCGCACGAGGTGATGCACATCCAGTATCAGCAGGTGCTGGACGCGCTGCAGGCAGAGAGCGAGGCCATGCAGAAGGCGCTGCCGGGCGTCAACGAGCCGGGCCCCGACCCCGACAAACCGTGGAAGGGATGGATGCACCCCGACGGCAGCCTCGCCCCGCCCTACGACAAGCAGTTCCCGATCTACGAACGCTTCGTGAAGCATAACCTGAACTGGCAGAAGCTGGCCGACGAGGACGGGCTCACCGACTACTCGACCGAGTGGTGGAACGCCGTCAAGCACAGTGGCGCATCCACACGGCAGGGCATGCACGAGACCATGGCCGAGATGGCGCGCCTCGAATACGAGCTGGGCAGCGTCAAGCATACGCCGAGCTGGAACAGCTACTACCGGGACGTGAAGAAGACCTACAAGGAGCTGGTAAAGCAAGGCCGCCTGAGATGATCGAGCAGCTGGAGATCAACGGACGGCGCGCTACCGTTGCCTACGTCAAGTCGGATTGGAGCCCCGCGAGCCGTGAGAACCATGCGCTCGCCAAGGTGACTTTCGCCGACGGTCAGGTGTTGTTCCTCGTGCCCGCCGAGCATCCGAAGCACGTCATCGCCGACTACGATCCCGACGAGCCGCGCAACGAGCAGGGTGAGTGGACGACGGGTGGCGGCAGCAGCGGCGGCAGCAGCGAGAAGGCGGGCAGCGAGCGCAAGGCAGCCACACCAAAGGCCGAGGCGGTCAAGAAGACGGCAACGGCGACCGGCACGCACTCCTATCCGAAGGAGCGGATCAGCGGCACCAAGCCCACGTCGCACCCGGCCAAGATCAGCCCCAGCGTCACCTCGACCAAGTTCAAGACGCAGAACAGCGACAACACCTACGTCCAGAACGACCTCGCGCAGATGCAGCGCACCGAGGACGACCCGGTAAAGCTGCCCGACGGCACGACGAAGGGCCGCTTCAGCGCCAACATGGACTTGATGAAGAACCCCGACTTCTACCCGGGCATGCGGCCCGAGATGCTGACGGGCAGCGCCAACGACATCGCGCACAACGCCATCCGCATCATGAAGACCAACATGAACTACCTGCTCGGCAAGGCCACGGCAGCGCAGCTTACGGCGGTCAACTGGTATCGCGGCGCGCGCCAGATCGTCGATCACAAGGTCAAGCAGTATGGCCTGAACGACGCCAGTGTCGCCGCCGTCTACGCCGCACTTTCGCCGCAGAAGGACTGGGATCAGAACATATATCTCGGCGACCAGCTGATCGACATCTACATGACCAAGCAGGAGCATGCTTGGGACGACGGCATGCAGGCGTTCGCCGACAAGCTGGTCAGCGACGAGGCGAAGTCCGCCGAGAAGAAGCTGCGGGAGACCGGCAAGGTCAAGAAGACGCCGCCGATGGTGAAGATGCTGCCGTCCATTGTGGGCAAGACGCTGGCTGAGTGCGAGAGCGCCGAAGAGAAGGGCCTGTGGATACGCGCCTACGAGGAGGCGCATGGCGACCCCGCGCAGAACGGCGGGCATGGCTTCCGCATCTACAATCCCGACGGCACCTTCGGCGACTTCCACACCAACGCCCCGGATACGGGCGAGGAAGTCGGCGCGAAGTCGAAGGCGGGCTGGAACAACACCAAGGCGACGGGCGCGGCAGTGGCGGCGCTGATGGCGAACGGCGACCGCATCCAGATCAGCGAGGCGCTCAGCCAAGTCCACAAGGTGCGCAATTTCTACAACAACATCCTCGACCCCGACGGGCTCGACGGTGACGTGACCATGGATACGCACGCTATCGGCGCAGCGTGGATGCAGCCCTACCCGGGTGGCGCGCCCGCCGTCTCGCAGGGTCTCGCCAACAACCCGTCGGTGAAGCCCGAGGGCTGGGAGCCCGCCAAGGACAGCAACCGCTACGGTGCTTTCGGCACCTACGGCATATACGCCGAGGCGTATCGGCAATTGGCCGCCGAGCAGAAGCCGCCGCTGCTGCCCAACCAGATGCAGGCAGTGATCTGGGTGGTGAAGCGCGACCTGTTCGCCAATCTCAACAAGGCCGACGATGCGGAGATCGCAGCGTTGTGGAAGGATTACAACGCCGACAAGATCACGCACGACAAGGTGCTGGACGCAGTGTGGGCGATAGGGGAACGGGCAAATGCAAGGAAGTCCTGACGGGATCGAGAGGTGGCTGGTCAAGGCAGGCTTGCCAGTGGATCGCGAGAACTACATCGCCTTCAACTGGGTCGGTAACCTGCCGCAGGAGTGGACCCCGGAATACGAGAGCGAACTGCCCGAGCACCTGCAGGACTGGACCCTGTTCGAAATGCGCAACAACGTGTTGACCTACGTCGGCCCGCCCATCGACTAAACGCCGCCGTGCTGCCGGACCTCACCAGCCCACTGGGCGGTGTGGCGGCGGGGGACCGCTTTTGCCTCCTCAACCCAGCGGTCCCCACCCACTATCCAACTGAAAGGATTGAACTAATGCCCACGACCATTCCGTTCGAAGACGACATCTTGAAGCTCCTCTTCCAAGCTGTCGCCATCCAAGGCATCGCCATCAACCACACGACCACGCCGCTCACCAGCTTCTACGTGTCGCTGTGCAAGGCCGACCCGATCCTGCCCACCAATCAGGTGCAGGACCAGTTGACCAGCGAGGTCTTCTACACTGGCTACGCGCGCGTGCTGGTGCCGCGCAATCCGCTCGGCTGGAAGGTGGGCGGCGGCATGGTGACAGCGGTCAACGTCATTGCCTTCACCATCCCGACCGACATCGTGCAACCGTTCTACGCCACGCACTTCGCCATCGGGGGAGCGGCCAGCGGGGCTGGCAAGCTCATCGCGTCGGGCAAGCTGGTGCCGCCGATCCAGATTGCCAACGGCATCGAGCCGCGCATCGACAACAAGACGCCCGCCGCGCGCATGCCCGACGATTGGGTCTGAGTTGTTCCCTGCGTCGGCCCCGCATGTGCACCCGCACGCCTTCAGCGATGCGGCGAAGAAGCGTGACCCGACGCAGTCGAACGACATCCGGCGCAGGATGGCGACCGGCATGCGGCAGAGCCTCGCGCTGTGGCGCAGCCAAGCCTACGCCGCCTTGGTGGAAGCGGATCAGTTCGGCTATTCCTACGGCGACGTGGACCCCGGCGACATCGAGGCACTGCTCGAACGGCTAGATACCCTGTTGCTCAGGCAGGCAGAGTTCGCGTTCACGCCCGCCACCGACAACATGGAAACGCTGTTGCGCACCGCCTACGCGCGCGGCGTGCGCAAGGCGGGGCAGGAAGTCGCCCCAGTGCTGCCGCTCACCAACAGCACCACTGACCTGATCCTGAAGGCGCGCACCGAGCTGGAGGCAATGCTCCTCGACCAGATCGACGAGATGAAGCAGCAGCTGGAGGAGGACGACACGCTGGCGGCGGCGGCCACCCGCTCACGCCATCTGCTCTACACGATGGCGGTCCTGCCCTTCGTCATCCGCCCGCTGGTGAGCCGCCTCAACGCGTTGTCATCTACCAACGTTACCCGGGCATACAACGCGGGCAAGCTCGACGCTTACGAGGAGCTGGGCATCCAGACGGTGGGCGTCGAAGCCGAGACGCACCCCGACCATCGTGTGCCGGAAAGCATGTTGCCCGAGGAGAACCCGGAGGCAGTATCGTTCCCCGAGGAGCGTGACCGCCCGCCCGAGGCTTACACGGTCGAGACGGTTGGGGATGACAAGGTCTGCGACATATGCGAAAACTACGAAGGCAACAGCTATACGCTGGCAGAAGCGAGGGACCTGATCCCCGCCCATCCCAATTGTCGGTGCTCCATCGTCCCCCTGACGTGAGCGGTAGCTATGCCTAAACGATACCCTCCCTCGAACGAGCACTACAGGCTGCTCGCCCTGTTCAAAGAGCAGCGGCGCAACGCGAAGAAGCGAGGTATCGTCTTCGTCCTGAGCTTTGCTGAATGGTTGTTGGTGTGGGGTGACGGTATCACCCAGCGCGGTTGCAAGAAGGGTCAACTGGTCATGGCAAGGAAAGGTGACAGTGGCCCCTACGCGCTTGGCAATGTTTACATCACGACGTGCGGCCAGAACGTTAGTGAAGGTCAGCACAGGTCTTTGGCTCGCGGGCGGGCGCGAGGTCTCGATGGGCGGTGGGTTTGATGGACGATTGCCCAACCCAATCACAGTGGATCAATGACGACGAGAAGGCGCAGTATGCGCTGATGCGCGTCGCTGAGAGCCTCGACGACATGTTCAACGGCGAGGTCCCACGTGGGGGTCCCGCGCACACTGGCTTCATGCTGCTGGTCGCTTACCCGCTCGCAGGCGAGGAACGCTGCAGCGTCGTCACCAACATGGACAGGGACGACCTGCTGGCGATGCTGAAGCTGCAAGTCGCACGCTTGGAAGGTCAATCGTTCACGGCCGGGCACGCTTGAGCAAAAGGTGGCTGTGGAGCCTCTTGGAGGTTGCCACAGGAATACTGTTCATCGCCGCGCTGATCATCATCATCGTGTTGATCACGATCTCTTTCTCCCACTGAACTGACATTTACACAGGCTGTGTAAATGTGATCCCGCGAGGGAGGGCGAAGCCATGCCTTACGCCTCCAAGCGCGAACTGCCGCCAGCCGTCAAGAAGCTGCCGAGCCACGCGCAGTCGATCTACCGCAAAGCCTTCAATGCCGCCTTTGAAGAGTATGGCGAAGAGCGCGCCCACGCTGTCGCGTGGAGTGCTGTGAAGCGCAGCTACACCAAAAAGGAGGGCCGATGGATGGCCAAGAAGGATGCCGCACCTGACGTGTGCAATGAGGACAGCCCCGACTACGACGAGGAAAAGTGCGCCGCGTTGAAAGCTGAAGACGCCTTCCCGCCCGCCGAGGATGATCCCTGCGACGAGAACAGCGACGCCTACGACGAAGAGAAGTGCGCCGCCAAGAAGGCGAAGGAGGCGAAGCAGAAGACCGGCGACAGCGTCACATGGACCGAGACCGTGGCGCTCGACCGGGGCAACATGCGGATGACCAGCAGCGGCTACCTCGTGGCACAGGCGCGCGTCGCGCGCACCGGCATCCAGATTTACCAAGGCGACGAGGTGGGCGATGGACGCCCCACTGTGCGCGTCTACCGCCCTGAAGCGACGGTGTTCAACCGCGACAGCCTGCACAGCTTTGGCCACAAGCCCGTCACGCTGGGACATCCCCCGGAGATGGTCAACGCCCACAACTGGCGTGACTACGCTGTCGGCCACGTCGACGGCGAGATCGTGCGCGACGGCGACATGGTCAAGGTGCCGATGATGATCACCGACGCCTCGGCCATCGAAGCGATCAAGAACGGCGCTTCACAGCTCAGCGTCGGCTACGACGCGCGGCTCGAAATGAAGGACGGCGTCACCGATGCGGGTGAACCCTACGACGCCATCCAGCACGACATTCGCGTCAATCACATCGCGCTCACACCATCCGCGCGTGGCGGCCCGCAGCTGCGGCTCGGGGACAAGAAAGGACAGAAGAAGATGGACAGAGAGATCATCACTGGAACAGTCACTATCGACGGCATCGAGCTGAAGCTGCCCGAGCCCAATGCAGCCATCGTCTCACGTGGCCTGAAGAAGCTGCGCGATGCGGTCGCCTCTCTCACCGACGAGCGTGACACGCTCAACGGCAAGCTGACGGCGGTCACCAAGCAGCTGCACGACGCCAAGCTCAGCGACGCCGACCTCGACGCGCGCGTGGCACAGCGTCAGGCGCTCGTGTCCCAAGCGCAGCGCGTGCTTGGTGCCACATGGCAGCCCGACGGCAAGACGACCAGCGACATCCGCCGCGAGGTGGTTGTCTCCAAGCTCGGCGACGAGATCGTCAAGCCGATGACCGACGCCGCCGTAGAGGGCGCATTCGCCGCCGTCACCTCCGACACAGCAAACGGCCCGCGTGAGCTGGCGCGTGAGCTGGCCAAGCCCGGCTTCGGTGGCGGCTCCAAGCCCAACGCCGAAGCAGCGTGGGAGGAGCGTGGCAAGCAGCTGCGCGAGGCGTGGAAGACCAACAACGGCTCGATGGTCCGCAACTGAGCCCTATTCGGAAAGGAACGACAATGGCAGTCAACCTGCAACCTACCTATACCGGCACCCAGCCCATTGGGTTGCCCGGCCAGCCTGCAACAGAGCATGGCTGGGACGGCGACAGCTTCATCGTGGATAAGGCCGCCACCGTCAGGATACCCTTCGGAGTGGCGTGCTCCCTGAAGGTTGCCAGCGATCCGCTCAGCGTGATCATCGGCGGCACCGCTGCACTGTTCCGGGGCGTCAGCTACCGTGACATCACGCAGCCTCCCCGCTCCCCAGAGGGCTACGCCGCAGGCGAGAACATCTCGCTGATGGTGCGTGGTGACATCTGGGTGCGGCCCATCTCAGCAATCGCTGCAGGCGACCCGGTCAAGTTTGACGTGAACGGTCTCTTCGGCAGCGCGGGTCTCAACATCGTGGCGAATGCCCAGTGGATGCGCGGCGGCGCAGCCAACGGCCTTGCCTTGCTGCGCATCCACAGCGTTGTTGCCTAGCTATAAAGTAAAACGGGGTGTCATCAACCAGCTATTCAGGATAAGGAGAAGTTAAGCATGCCCCGTCAATTCGTGGATGCACAGGCTGCGATGGCCTTTATGGTCAACCAAGCAGCCTATATTGAGAGCGAGGTCTACCGCACTCAGTATCCAGAAATCCAATACCCGACACTCGTCCCCATCGACGAGAGTGCGCCCGAGTGGACCAAGTCCGTCACCTTCTACTCCATCGACCGGGTGGGTGAGGCACAGTGGTTCCACCACATGTCGACCGACATCCGGCTGGCTGATGTGCAGCGCTCGGCCCACGAACAGGGCATCGAGATGGCGGCCATCGGCTACCGATATACCCTTGAGGAGATCGGTCAGGCGATGATGATCGGGTGGAACCTCACCACCGAGCGCGCTGGCGCAGCTGTGCGTGCGGCTGAGGAGTTCACCGAGCGCGTCGCCATGGTCGGTGACCCGACGAAGGGGTGGACCGGCATCATCAATGCCGCAGGTGTCACCGCCACTGTTGCACAGGCAGGCGCGGCTGGCATCCCGTGGGCGGTGAAGACCGCAGATGAAATCCTGCGCGACGTTAACAACGCGCTGGCGGACATCTACAACACTTCGCTGACCATCGAGACCGCGAATACAATCCTGTTGCCGATCAACCAGTATTCGCTGATCGCCACCAAGCGTTTGTCTGATAGTCTTGATATGACTATCTTGCAGTGGCTGTCACAATACAATGTCTACACTGCGCAAACGGGCCAGCCACTCACCATTCGTGCGGTGCGGCAGCTTGCGACCGCAGGCGCGGGCGGCACGGCGCGCATGATGGTCTACCGCCGCGACCCGACGGTGCTGAAAATGCACATCCCGATGCGGCACAGGTTCCTCCCCGTCTGGCAGACCGGCCCGATCACTTTCGACATCCCCGGTATCTTCCGCCTTGGTGGTGCCGAAGTTCGTCGCCCCGGCGCGGTTCGCTACGTTGACGGAATTTAGTGGTCGTTAGCCTCCGGGCTAACTTTGCACAGGAGAACAAAGACATGGCTCTCATCAGCCTGAAGAACAGCAATGGCACTGGCCCCCGAGGGGTCATCGACTTGGCCAACAAACACCACGTCATCCTTCCGGGCGGCGAGGAAGCCGACATCGACGTGGACGACCACACCGCAGCGTGGCTGACCGAGACGTGGGAGAGCGGCGGCGACCTTGAGGTCGTCGGTGGCGCTCCTGCGCGTAGCAGCAAGAACAAGGAGCAGCACCCGCATCCCGAAGGCCGCGCCAAGCTGTAGGGAGAACGCCAGTGCCCGTCTATTACGATCCGTCACTCAAGGACACGCGGATGACCGTCACGCGTGACCACTTCGCCAATGGCACGCTGGAAATCCTCTCAGCCACCGACGTGCTGCTCGTGTCGTTCGGGCTGGCGGACGATGGCGGCACTGTGTCCAACGGTGTTTGGACGCTGGCCTTCGACTTCGGCACCGTGCCCGCAGTCGGTGCGGGCGACGCTGCCAAGGCGCAGGTGAGGACCGGCGTCGTCGGCGGTGGCCTCGCCCACCTAACCGGTCTCACCGTCGGCACGGCGGGCACCGACGTGATCCTGCCCGGTCTTACAATCGCCGTAGGCCAGAACGTCACGCTGACGGCGGCGACAGTCACCCACGCACTGTGACCCTCTGAATGTAGAAGGGATCAACTCATGGCTGCCCCGTATAACCCCCCGATCAAGGGTGAGGATTTTGTGCTGCGCGTGTCGTTGTCCGACATGGCGATGCCCGGAACGTTCAAGGCAAACCCGAGCCTCGCGGCGGGCGACTTCAAGATCGACAAGGACGGCTACGGCCTCGCGCCGCTGACCATCGCGCCGGTCGTGCAGCCCGCTGGCTCGGTGCTGGTGCGGGTGACGCTCACCCCAGAAGAGATGGCTGCCGACGTGGTGACCATCGTCGGCATCGACCAGAGCTTCCCGAAGGAATGGGCCGACTTCGTCTTGTCGATCCCGACCACGGCGATGGCCAGCACCGTGCACGTGGCGAGCGCCATCTACCTCAACGACGAAATGGCGCTCCAGCCCCCTTTCGAGGATAGTGCTATCGGGGGCGGCACAATCCAAGCACTGCCCCCCGCTGCTGGCGCTGCCAGTTCTGTCGCAAGAGATGCCTCCGCAAGGGAAGGCATGACCGTCGCCCCGATCCACATGGTCAGCGGCGGCGAGATGGCGCTTGGCGTGCCGGGTGCGGCCACGCCTACCTACAGCCTGCGCATGACCAACGTCGGCGGCGGCTTCTCGGCGGGTGCCGTCGATAGCAACATGATCAGCTTCTGGCTCGACGACAACTGGATCAACAGCGATGCACAGCCTGCACCGCTCGATGCGTCGGTCCCGTCGCTGATCTTGCAGACCGGCTACTTCCTTGGCCTCGCCAACACCGTTGAGTTCATCAACGACTACGATGAGTTCGACCGCTCGTTCTCGTTCGGCTGGAGCGCCGCCAAGGACAAGCTCAACCTGACACTGGGCTTCGACAAGAACTGGGCGACCGACGAACCGGGCGTGCAGCCCGACATGGCCTTCTGCTCGCAGGGCGACATCGCGCAGTGGCTGATCGCCCACTCGCGCGGCAGCCACCTCGTGCCCAACGCCGACAACGTTGTTGACGTTGGCGACGAGGCGCATCGCGTGCGCGATATCCATGCTGGCTCCACGGTGCATACGCCACTGGTTAAGTTGAAGCAGGAGGGCCTGCTCGATTGCGGCTCTGTCGTGAGCGAGCGCATTGACCGCCCCGACGTTCCGGCAGCGGCAGTGCTCTCCAACACCGACATGACCTTTGAGGATTTTGGTTACCCTGACATCCGCTTTCGCACCCTCAACCTTGGCACCGCCGATCCTTGGATGCTGGGTGACAATCCCCCTGTCGATACCAATGGTATCTACTTCTACGCCAGCGACAACTACGGCTCAACAGCCCCGCCTGATCCCGTCAAAAGCAACTTGGTTGCCTACCTCTATCCTTACACGCCCGGTTACGCCGGTATCCTTGGCCTCTATGCCTGTGAGGCAGCTTTCTACGACTACACCAACAATTGGGATGCGACGATTGGTTGGGACAACCAAGAGGCTCCCACCCGCTTCAACATCAGGGTTGGCTTCTGGAGCGGAACGGTCACGGCCTCACAGGCCGATCTGGCGTTCTGCGCCGATGACAGTCAGCCGAAGTGGACGATGGCGTTCTCGAACGGCAATCACCTCATCCCCGGCACCGACAACTTGCAGGACATCGGTGATCCCACGCATCGCGTGCGCGCCGTGCACGCTGGCAGTCTCGGCGTGGAAAACTTCACATCCGACAAGGTCGTCCTGCCGCCACCAGCGGGCTACGAGAGCGTCGGCACTGAGACGCTCTACAACGCCTTCGGCTACGTGGGATTTATCAACCCCAACTACACTTCTGGCCTTTGGCTCGACGGCTTCGGTAACAACCTTGACGACCTGAGCCTGCCGGGTGAGGCCATGATCATCAGTGGCGGGCCGGGTGGCTGGCTCGTCGGCGCGCAGGCGTGGGGGCAAGGTGAGTTTGCGGGCAAGCCGCTCTACATCACCGCCAACTGGTCCTTCGGTGCGTGGCACGAGCCACACATCACGCCGTGGCGCGACAACGTGTCGGACCTTGGTTCACACACCAACCGGCTGCGTGACGTGCACGCGGGCACCAGCGTCAGCACTCCGAGGCTGCTCCTGTCGGACACAGGTGGCACCACGAGCGAGAGGGGGGACACGTGGCGCGGTGGCACCATCCAAGTGCGGCAGAGCGACCCCGGCGCGCCGGAAGGACCAGAAGGGACGGCACCACCGCTGCACATGATGAGCGGCGGCGTGATCATCAACGGCACCGAGGGTTACAAGTGGCGTCAGATGAGCATCGGTGGCGGTGGTGGTGGAGAGTTCGGCGGCAGCGGCAGTGACGAACAAGAGGATGGGTTGGATGCCAACGTCATCATGTTCTTCGTTGATGATGACAGCACCATCGAGAGCCAGCCCAATGGTGGCCGACTGATCCAGATGATGGCATCAGTCGGGTCTTACTTCTACGACCACTTTCATATGTTCTCCAGTGGCCCGCTGTCCGACTACGAGAGCAGCTACGGCGGCCTCGCTTGGTCAGAGGACAAGAGCTTCTTCCAACTCGCGGTCGCTAGTTACGGCACACCGAAAGACCTTGCCTTCTGCACTAACACGGATGTGCCCGTGTGGCGCGTGTCGCACTCGACCGGCGGCCACTTCATCCCCGAGGTGGACAACACGCTCAACATTGGCTCGCCCGAGAAGCGCGTCAAAGCTATCAATGCTGTCTCGCTGAAGGGCGACGTGTATTTCGCCTCCGACGTGGATGGTGCGCCGTATTGGCAAATCCACCACTCGCTGGGCAGCCACCTGCTCCCGGTGATGAGCAACACGGTGGACATCGGGTCCGAGGTCAACCGGGTGCGCAACATCTATGCATCCGGCGAGGTTGGCGTGTCCTCGCCCAGACTGATGCTGGAGACGAAGACCGAAGGCGGCTACAGCGCGGTATCCGGCGGCAGCATCGTGTCGAAGGCCGCCGACCAGACGACGCCCACGACAGTTCTCAACATCTCCGACTACGATGGGCCGATCATCGGCCTGCGTTCGCGCAACATGTATATCGGCGGCGGCTTGGGTTACAGTCACGCCGCCAACTACATTGGCGTCCTGCTCAGCAACGCTTTCATCGATCCTGTTGATCACACGTTTGATCGTAGCGTGATGCCCAACACGCCCGGTCGTGACACCCCGGTGGAGGACATCGATACCGGGATATATGTGATGAGCATACAGCCGCAGATGCTGGCCACCTATGGGGCAGCCATCGGCCTGTATGACCACACGGGAACCCCGCAGGGGATCGCCCAGCTTGGCTGGGACAACTACATGGACCCCACTCTCCCATCCGCCCAGTTCAATTTCGAGGTGGGTGCACTGAGCGGTGGCGTGCAGAAAGACCTCGTCTTCTGCTCCGACGGCCCGACGGCCAAGTGGCGCATGTCTCACTCGACAGGCAGCCATCTCGTGCCTGAGACGGACAACACGCTCGACATCGGGGCGCTCGCCAAATCGCTGCGCAGCCTGTTCACGTCGTCTGTGCAAATGCCGGTCAGCACACCAGCAGCGCCAACCGATGGCCTTATCTGGTTCGATGGCACGGCGCTGAAGATGCAAGTCGGTGGCGTAGCCAAGACCTTCGCCTTCGCGCCATGACGGTGCGCCGATGTCTGGCGTCTTCATTGGTGGGCCGTATGTAGTCTTCAGCGGCACAGCGCCGCTGCGTGGCAAGGCGACAGCGACGATCAAGCGCAATGTCGCGCCATCGTATCAGACGCTTCTCAACGACGACGATGGCAGCGACCTCCCACACTTCAACGCCGCTGCCCAGCAATTCACGCCGCTGTTCTTCGAACAGGTGCCGAAGAGCAACGGCGCAGGCAACCCGATCTACAAGCCGCTGCTCGGCGAGCCGTGGATCATCTTCTGCCGCAGCCCACGCCTGCCGACGCCCCCGGGCATGTATGCACAGGAGGGCGGCGACACGGCGCATATTACTGGCAAGGTGCTGCACATGCAGGTGATCGAGTGGCCCGACCATTACGGCGCGTTCACTGACCACCCGCACATGACCACTGACTGGCCGCCACGACCGCACCACATCGCCGCGCGGAGGCGCTTCGGCACATGAGCTACAGCCTTATGCCCGGATGGCCGATCAACATCGGCGTCTCCTCGCTGCCATGCGAGCCGCCGACCGTCGAGCAGTTCAGGGCACGCTTCCCCGAGTTCGCCAACATCAGCGACGGCGCGATTGAGAACGCCATCAACGACGCCTCGTGCTGGGCCGACAGCACGTGGATCGACACGGCATGTTTTGATTGCACCAAGGCCATCGGCTACCTCGCGGCTCACTACCTGATGCTGGCCTTGTTCGCCGCGACGCTGGTGCCCGACGTGGTGACCGACGACGAGGGCAACACCATTCTCATCCCCGGCGGCTCGGTCACCTCGCTGCACTTTGAGAGCATGTCGGTGAGCTTCAACCCGCCGACGGCGAAGCAGACAGCGCAGGGCAGCAGCGGTGCAGGCATCGGCGACCAATACGGGCTCACCTCGACGCCGTATGGGCAACGTTACTTAGAGCTTCTGAAAGTGAACAAGCCAGCTGTGCTGGTTGTCTGAGCGGTTCGGCAAATTACCCATAATGAGTAATTTGCCTGTGACTGTCCTAAATAGGAGAGACCAATGGCAGACGACAAGGATGACAAGCAAGACCGCAAAGAGAAGGTCCGCGAGGGCACCTACGCGCCTGCCAGCGGCGGCATCTCTCCCGGCGCGCACCCGGGCGGCACCAAGCCCACCGAGGACCCGCGCGATGACGCAGGGCTCAACAAGCAAGACCCTGCGCCAGAGCAACAGCCGCAGGAGTGATCGTCATGGGGTGTGGATGTGGACAGCGCCGCGAGATAGGCAGCCGCATGGTCAGCGCGCTGAAGCGTGGTGACAACACGGCACTGCGTGCACACATGGGTGAGATGGCGCGCTCGATTGGCGACGACATTCGCGTCGGCAGGGCGACCATCAGCAAGAACTGGCAACCGGCCGCGCAGCCAGTTGATCCGCCGCGACCCTTCACGGTGCGCCGCTTCTGATGGCTGACATCGAGGTATTGGTGCTTGGCATCGATACCAGTCTGCTGCAGGCGCAATACCACTACGCCGTGACGATCAGCCAAGGCGAGATCGAGCGGGCGATCCCCATCGAGGTCAACAACAGTGGGCACGCACTGTTCAATGACGTGGTCGATGAGATCGCCAAAGACTTCCCCGAAGTGCCGCCGCAGGTGATCGCGTCGGCGCTTACCAGCCGCGAGGCGAGTGCCTTGCTGCCAAGCTTCGGCATCTCGTCCGACGAGAAGATGGTCACCTACGTCGAGTGGGTCACCAGCCGCGACGAGAAGGTCTGCCCGATCTGCGGGCCGCGTGATGGCGTCGTCTACCGGATCATCGACGTGATGGACATCTACCCGGCGCACCCAAATTGCCGCTGTCGCATCGAGCGGCTGAGCATCACCGACAGCATGCTGCGGGCTGGTGCCGAGCTGCTGCCCGATGCGATGGAGCGTGTCGCCGAGGGCGTGCTTGAACAGTTCTCGCGCGTCTGGGCGCGCTTCTGATGAGCGTCTTTGGTGCACGCATCGCGGCGGCCTACGCCAAGCTCGACGAGGAGTTCACCGACGCGTTCGAGTATGTGCCAATGCGCGAGGTGATCAACGCGTTGCCCGAGCCCGACCCCGAGCGCGCGGGCGGATCGTGTCGTGCCATCCTGTTGCAGCCGGGTGCTGCGCTGGGCTCCGGGCACAGCCTCAACGCCATGCACAAGCGTGCCAGCAGCGAGCCGAAGCTGTCGTTCATGGCGCGTGGCGCGCTTACCAAGGTGCAGCGTTTCGACCGCTTCACGCTGACCGGCTCGCGCCACAACCCCGACTACACGGGCACGCGTGTCTACGAAGTGGGGGACGGGCCGACCCCCGTGGGCTTCGGTCGCTACGAGGCGACGCTGGTCGAGATCAGCGGCATCGATGTGCCGCCGTCACCTGACGATGCAACGCCGCCTTGGTGAAAGGGGATGCCATGTCAGTTGGAACAATCCTGCTCATCCTGCTGATCCTGATCCTTATCGGCGCTGTGCCGACTTGGGGATACAGCGCCAACTGGGGTTACGGACCATCAGGCATCATTGGGGCCATCCTCGTCATTGTCGTTGTTTTGCTCCTGCTAGGGAGGCTTTGAACTCAGATGACCAGTGGTCTGCTGTTTTGGATACTGATGCTGATCTGGTTGATCTTCGGCTTCGTCATCAATTGGGGCTGGCCAGCGAATGTCCCTACTTCCTACGGCCTGTGGGGGCACAGCATTCTGCTGTTCATCCTGCTGGGCATTCTTGGCTGGCAGGTGTTCGGCGCGCCGATCCACGGGTGAGCAAACTTTACATTCTGGAAGGTTATAGATGGAACGGACGGCGCTCAGACTGGCAACGGTCGCGACGCTGATCAATGGCGGGCATGGTCCGCCTTGGCCGACGGTGGCGGGCGAGTTTGTCTACGACAGCATGATCGACAGCGTCGTCGATGTGGTGCCGTCGAAGCGACGCCCGGTCATCATCATCCGTGTCGATGACGACAACCTCGCGTTCAACCGCTTCCAGATCATCGGCAGGCAGGCGCGGCTGCTGATCGAGTTCGGCGTGCTCACTGCCGCCACCACGATGATCAACGGCAAGGAAGAGCCACGCATCGACTGGCCGCGCACCGACAGTTCGCTGGAAGCTTTCCTCGACCTGCTGGAGTGGCAGATATGGGCGGCGCTGCGTGGCCATGGCTACTGGGCGAGCCTGTATCAGGACCGCTGGCACTACGGCTCGATCAGCGGCTACTCATCGGTGCCACGCTTCTCCGCGCCCGAGCGCGGTGCAGTCCGCCTCGCAGTGCGCACGCTGTCAATCGTCGTCAACCTGCCACCTGAGTGCCCGCCGAGCCCGGTCAAAGAGTTTGCACATCCCGTGCCCGACGTTTTGCCCGAGGGCTGGGTGCGCGTCGTCAACGACCTGATCTGCACCGCGACTGGCGACTTCAAGAAGAGCATCGAGCAGCTGGCAGCCATCATCGAGGCGCACGGCTACCTGCCACGCCCGACCTACCCGCCGCTGCAACGCGTGTGGGCTTCCATCCCGAGCCTTGAGATCGAGGCGATGTGGCCCATCGAGCAGGAGGCTCCGTTCGTTGAGACTGCGAACGTTATGGTTCCCCCGGAAACGGGCACGCCGACCGTCGACCATGCCGGGTGAGGTCGATCCCAACTCGGACCCGCCGACCGACGCACTGACGGCGGGCATTCCCGGCGGCCTGTCGATGGCATCGCTGGGCGAGATGGCAGCCGAGCGCCGCGCCGTGGCGATGCGTGCGGCACCGAAGAGCGAGCCTGCGGCGACGACCATGTGGGTCAAGCCTGCCGAGGGGCGCACGATCCTCGACATCGATGGCCTCCCCTACCCGGTCGCGGGAATGGCGGTGCCCCGCGACGACACCTACGCCCACCGCCGCCTACGCGACGGCTCGCTGCTGCTGAGTGAGCCAGTGCCCGACTGGATGTTGATGGCGGCACAGGAGAGCGGCGCGGACATCTGCGTCATCACGGCGACCGTCGCCACCGAGTGAACTTCGAAAGGAACACCAATGCCCATGCCCACAAAGAGCGTCGCAGATCAAGAATTTGAGGCCACGCAGAAGGTCATCGACCGCAACGAGGAGCGGATCAGGGACGAGGAGGCGCTTGGCCTGCGCCCCCGCAAGCCCGCACCCAAGATGATCTGGGTGACACCCGCACCGCACATGAAGCGGGTGATGGCTTCCGACATGTCGGAGATCACTGGCCCCGTTGAAGTGCGCGCCGACGATCTGTGGATCAGTGGCCGCATGCGCGACGGTGATCTGGTGCTCATGCAGCCCGATGCGCCCACCCCATTGCCCGAGCCGCAGGAAGAGCCCGAGCCAGAGCCCGAGCCAGAGCCACAGCCGGAGCCTGAGCCCGAGCCCAACGCGATCTCGCGCTGAGCGGCGTCACACCAGCTTTTGAAAGGAAGCCCCCATGCCAGTCGCCTTTGGTCAAATCCCTCCCGACGTGCTTTTGCCGCTGTTCTATGCGGAGGTCACGTCCGCCGCCGAGCCATGGTCGCCCGCTCTCAGGATGTGCCTTGTCGGCTCAGCCAATCAGGGCGCGGGCTACGGCGAGGGCACGCACGTCCCCAACCAACCCTACCTGCTCTCAGGCACGCTCGCGAAGGAGTTGTTCGGGCGCGGCTCGATGTTGGCGCGCATGTATGACTTCGCCCGCTCCAACGCACCGTTCGCGGAAATCTGGGGCATCGCCATTCCCTCGACGCTCGACGACCCAGACCCGCTCAACAATGCATTTCGCGCCACTGCCAAGGTGCGCGTGATCCGGGGCGGCACCCAAAACTTCTTCGGCACTGGCACCTTCCACATCGAAGGCGTCCCGGTGCACTTCAACGTGCAGAAGAATTGGTCTGCCGCGACCATCGCAGCGTCGATCCGTAACTCGGTCAACGCCCGCGAGATCGGTGTGCTCGCGACCATCGACCCGAAGGACACCAGCCACCAGACGGTGCTGCTCACGGCACGCTACCCGGGCACCGTCGGCAATTGGCTGAAGGTCAGCTACGTCGGCTGCTTCGGTCGCGCCGACCTCAGTGCCAAGAACATCATCATCGCGCGCCACTGCCTGCAAATCACCAAGCAGACCAGCGACGGCTCAGGTGAGCACAATCCGACAGCCTGTTTCTCGACGATACAGGACCGGCCATTCGACGTGTTCGTGATGGGCTACCAGAGCGCCCACTTCCTCGCCCAATGCGAGGACTTCATGGACCACGCAGCCGGTCGCTGGGCACCTAACCGGCAACTCTATGGCCACGTCTTCACTGGCCTCAACAACGCCTCTTGGCAGGCGACCTACGACTACCTTGCCCCGCAGCAAGACCCACACATGTCGATCATCACGGTGAAAAATACGGTGATCCCATATTGGCTGTGGGCATCGGCTCTCGGCGGTCTCGCGACAACGCACTGGGCGGCACCTCCTGAACTGTCACGTCCATTGCAGACGCTGGAGCTGCGCAACTGCTGCGCAGGCAGCGACGACGACGAGAGCTTCACGCGCATCGAGAAGCAGACGCTGCTCAACCAAGGCGGCTCGACGATCACGGTCGACGACAACCATACCTGCCGCATCGACCGCGTGAGAACCTGCCGCAAATATAACGTGTTCGGCGACCCGGACCCCTCTTGGGCCGACGCGATCACGATGTTCCAAGCACAGTATTTCGTGCGCCAGATGCGGGCGCGCATCACAGGTGCCTACCCGCGCGCGGCGCTCTCCACGCTGCCGAAGGGCATCAACGGCTTCACCAGCCCCATCGAGATCAGGAACCTCATCATCCACGAATACAAGCGCATGGCGTCAATGGGCTTGGTGGAGAACGCCGACCTGTTCACTCGCTATCTGGTCTGCGAACGCAACCCGACCGACCGCAACAGGGTGGACGCTTTGATGCGGCCTGACTTCGTCAACCAGTTGAGGGTCGTCGCTGCGCTGGTCGAGACGCACCTTGAGCTTGATGCAACCGACCCAACACTGATGCAGCAAGCCGCTTGATCCTGACATTCGAGAAAGGGGTCTATCCCAATGGCAAATGATCTTTCAGCTTGCTGTTCTGAAATCATTGGCGGTGAAGTATACATCATCGCCAACTTCGACAACACGAGCGAGTATTACGAAGCGCTGGGTGACGTGCGTATCCAGCCAGCGCGCATCGAACGCACGGCGGGCGCTTCGTCCGCCGGTCGCGTCTGGGTCACCGAGGCGTCGAGGCCCATTCGCGTCGTCATGTCGTTCATCAACAGGTGCGACCAGAACCCGATCCGGCTCTACTGCTCGCGCTGTCTGGTGGACATCGTGGTGGTGGAGAAGAGCCGAGGCTTCACGCACAGCCTGACGCAATGTCTCGTGGTGGGCGCACCCGAGGTCAACCTCAGCACAGGTGAGATCAGCGGCATCGAGCTGGTGACCGATGATTACACGGCGCAGCAAACCACCGAGGTGCTCGGCCGCTTCTGCCCGCAATACGACGACATCGCGACGCCTGACGCAGGGCCGCTTGGTCGAGGTGGACCGACCGCCTGATCTCTCAACATAGGGGTGTTCAATGAGCGAAGCTTTCTCACAGGCTCCTGAGCCTGATACCAGCCGTGTGCCAAGGCGCGATGGGCAGAGCCAAGCGCCAGTTGTCAATGCTCGGCCTCCTGAGCGCAATCAAGCCATGCAGCGCGCGATGGAGGCGCAGATCAACAAGCCGCCGCCTGAGCCTGAGCGTCCGCCCGATCCCGAAGCGACACTGGCTGCACCGCTCGACGCGCTGCCCAAGTGGGAAGCCGAGCGCCTGTTCATTCTCTCCGCTCCAGTGCAGTCCAACAACGGCAGCACCGTCACCCAGATCAAGATGCGCGCACCGCAGGGTCTCGACGTGTTCGAGGTGGGTGGCATGCCGACCAAGACGAATTGGACATCGACCGGCATGTCTGTCGAGATGGATATCGACCGCTTCAGGAAATGGCTGACGCGGCTCTCCAACGTTGATCTGGGCACCCTCAACCGTGTCCCGGCGCGCGACATCCGCAGCATTTTTGAATGGCTGAACACGGAGCTGAACCAAGCGGGAAACTGACCATGGTCATCGCGGGCCTCGTGTTCGAGGCAGGCGTCTGCCGCGATGATCCCAACCGCCTCCTGACCTATCCCGTCCGCCAACTATTGTTTTGGTATGACCTCTGCGTCGCGTGGCGCAGTGAAATGGCCAAGGCAAACAAGCGGCAGGAGCAAACGCAACAGCGGGCGCAAGCCGTGACGAGGCCCCTCCGATGAACGCGGCCTTCTCAGCCAGCACAGCCTCCACCATTGAAGGCCGCATAATCCTGACCGCCGAGAACCGGACGGGTCAGGGTTTTGCGGAAGCTTTGCGTGATCTTCAGCGCTACACCACGCAAGCCAACAAGATGCAGCAGGAGTTCGTGCGCGGGCAGAAGAACCAGCACCGCATGCACGAGCAGGGTCAGCGCGACATCGAGAAGACGACGAACATGGCAGGGTCCATGTTCGCCAGCTTCGTCACTGGGGTTACCGCCGCCGCCACCTCTGTCGGCATCGTCATGGGCAACATGGCGACGGCTTACCGCGACGAAGTCAAGAACATGACGATCTGGCATGACCGGCTGAAAGACAGCACCAAGCTCTCGTCCAAGGTGATGGACGATATGGCGAAGGACATCGCCGAGTTCATGCGGCTGCCGAGCACTTGGGATGCGCGCCGCGTTATGACGGCGACCGCGCGCGGTGCGGGCAACGACACGGCGCTTATCCGCAGGCGCACCGAGGCGGTAATCGATCTGCAAACCAAGATGGGTGCTAATGTAGGCGGGCCCGACGTTGATATCATGGGCACGCTGAATTTGATGCGCACGCCGCGCGGCGCGGCTGCTGCGGTAAGGCTGCTCGCTGCCCTTAATGATAAGCTCTACGTGGGCCCGCATGCGCGCGAGCGGGCGGTGAAGGGCTATGAACGCGTGTTCGAGCGGGAGGGCCCCGAGGCAGCTTACAAGATGCTGCTGTCCGCGCTTGTTGCCGAGGCGGATAGGGAAAGGAAGGCGGGAACACTGACATCTACACGAGATGTCAACAAGGACGCCGTCGAGGAGAACCGTCGCCTGCGCTATCAGGACGATATTATCGAGCGCGGCGGCAAGCAGTTCAACGAGGGACGCGAAGCGTTCCTGAAGGTCATGAACGACATGACTGCGCAGTTCATCCCCTTCTACGACAGCCTGAGTGAGGCGAACAAGGGGCTTGCCGCTTTTGGTCTTGCGCTAGGAGCCATTGTTATCGGGACGTGGGGTGCCGTGCGGGCGTTGCGTCTCATCGGGAGTGCTATTGGGCTCGGCGGCGGTCTACGTATCCCCGGCGGCGGCCCGCGCATGCCACGTGTCCCCGGCGCGCGTGTGCCAAGGGGCCCACGCCTCCCGTTGGGACTGGGCAAAGCGCTGGGACCGGCGTTCGCGGCTTGGGAGGTATACGACATATTCTCCGACGACGACCCTGCGGGCCGTGTGGATGAGTATCTGCCCAGCAAGAGCACGTGGCAGAAGTTCAAGCAGGGAACCTCCGACGCCGTCAGCTTCGATCAGCGACGGCTCCTCGCGGGCAAGGGTCCAAGGGAAATGGACCGCATGACGGAGGAAGAGGTCGGTCGTGCCAGACGCACGCACGAGCTGCTGATGCTGTCGCGGCGACCGTCTGTAGGTGGATACGTGCCCGCCTACAGCAGCGGGATGGGCAGCACGTCAGAACAGACAGGTGACTACTGGCGCGGTCAAGGCGACCCCGGCATGCACGGCGGCATCCCGCGCAGCAAGTGGTCCTACCCTGCTGGTGAAATCCCACAGAGCACCATTGGCACGCACGACGACATGACGGGCGGCGATCCACAGCTCTCCTATTTCACCGCCATCGTGAAAAACGCGACGAAGACCACGAAAGATTTCAATGACGCGTTGCGGCTGGCCACCATGACGCTTGGTGGCACGCGCGGCATCGGCATGGGTGGCGATGCCACGGCGGGCGTCGGTGCACCGGGTGGTGCTCTCGGCAGTGGCGGCTATTCAGGCAGCGGTTCTGGTTACGGCATTCCCGGCAGCGGCGCGGGCGGGATTAGCGGTGGCACGGCGGGCGTCGGTGCACCGGGCGGCGCAGCGGGCACTGGGCTCGGCGGTGCAAAGGCTGGTGTTGGTGCTCCCGGCTGGCAACAGACCGGCGTCGGCATGTCAGGTGGCGCGGGCGCAGGTGGTGGCACAGGCTTCGGCCCCGCTGGCAAGCCCGGTTCGGAGTTCCTCAAAAACACGGCGGCAGCAACTGCTGGAATTTCAGGTGCGGGTGGATCGGTAGGCAGGACGATATCGTCAGGCGAAGGGGGCTATGGCTCCTACAATCGCGGTGTGGCGGGCGACAGTCGCGGCAAGATCGACTTCTCAAAGATGACCATCGGTGAGGTCATGCAGCGGCAGGCGCTGCGCAGAGGCGATCCCAACCGTCTGTTCGCTGTCGGCAAGTATCAGGTGATCCCCGGCACGATGCGTGAAGCCGTGCGATCAATGGGTATTGACCCTAATTCAAAGCTGACGCCAGAATTGCAGGAGCGCATCTTCCGTGATTACTTGATCGACGAGAAGCGTCCACAGATCAAGAGCTACATCACTGGACAGAGCGGCAATCTAGGCGCTGCCCAACTTGCAGCGGCGCAAGAGTTCGCTTCGGTTGCCGACCCGCGCACGGGGCGCAGCGTCTACGGTGGCACGGGTGGTAACCGTGCGTCGATATCGGCGCAGAAGATGGGCGGCGCAATGGAAGCGGAGCGCGCGCAGTATCAGAAGAACCTTGCTGCAGGAATGTCGCCCGACGAAGCATGGTTGGCATTGTCTGGCACGCAGCAGGCTGCGTCCGGTTCTGGCTTTGCAGCGGTAACCAACACTCCCAGCGCGCCTGCCCGCAACATGTCGATGGCAAAGCAGCTGCAGGCACAGTCACAGGCGATGTCGCGAGCGCGCGGCAACAACTCGCTGACAGAAGACCGCCTGACGCGTGAGCCTGTGATGGGGACTGGCAGCGCCGTAATACGCAAGCCAGTCAGCTTGCTGCAAGTGGACGACAACGCTGCGAGTGTAAGAGGCGGACGCAAGCCAATCGACTTGCTGCAGGTGGATCAGCAGCGCGATCCGATTGCAGGGCTGGCGGGTGCAAATTCGCTGCAACTCGGGCGCGGTGCGGTGGACATCAATGTCAAGCTGGCGAAGCAATTGCAGGCGGCGGTGCCGAGCGTGCTGCCCGCCAGCCACTTTGATCTCGGCGTCGATGTTGACCGCACGGGTAGTTCCTTCTCACGCCCCGGCGATCCCGCCTTCCCTCCAGCCATGAGCAGATGATGGTGCGCGATGTCCAATGAACTGATCACCAAGCCCGGATGGGAGTTCCTCAACCAAGGTGGCGGCGTCGGTCAGCGTCACCCGTTCGAGGTGCTCAAGCCGCTGGGCGGCATGGTCTGCAACGAGATCGGCGCGCAGAACAACTTTCGTCATTCGTCGGCGGGGTCGGACCCGTGGAACGCTTCGGTCGGCTGCCAGCCTTGGCAGAAGGTGCAGTGGGAGGCATCGTTCAAGGACGTGCCGTTCGCGGTCGATACCGATAGCCGCTCGGGTGGGCGACGCATCCATGTGCATGAATATCCGAGTAAAGAGTGGTGGGACAATGAAGACTTGGGAAGGCTGCGCCAACAGATACAGATAGAGGGCTACGTCTTTGGTGATCAGTGCGACCTGTGGGCCGAGCTGTTGTTTGCCGCGTGCACCGATCCACTGAAGAATACCAACGTGACCGGCGCGGGCCTGCTCTACTTGCCGATGCGCGTGCCGATGTGGGCCGTGTGCCAGACGGTTGAAAGCAGCTTCCATGCCGAGCGTATGGGCCGCATCGACTTTTCCATGTCGTTCTCGGTCGAGCCACGTGGTGAAGCAGGCTCTGTTCCGACGGCGGGCAACCATCCGTCGCCCCTGCAATTGGCCTACTCGGTGCACCGCGCCTCGGGCAATGTCGTAAGCAGTGCGCTCGCACGCTTCAATGAGGTGTTCACCGGCACGCAGCCATCGGTCGCGCGCACCACCGCCGCCAATTACATTCGCGGCATTGGGCAGAACCTGCTCAAGGCGGCAGGAGCGGTGCGCCTCAACGAGAAGGCGGGCGCGATTGTGAAGTTCATCTCGCAACGCTTCATCGACAACGCTTCCGCTTTCGCCACTGTGCAGCGCACGGCAGCCAACACCATGACCAAGACCGCTGCCGTGCAGGCACAACAGGCATCCGGCCTGTCGGCCTATTCGGAGGCGCTGCGTGGTGTCGCCGTCCGCGCCTCGACTGGCGAGGTGCTGCCAGCGCAGGGCAAGATGGGCGAGGGCTTCGGCGGCATGCTGGTGAACGGCTTCGCAGCCTTGCAGACCGGCACGACCAGCAACGCCTCCGACCTCGCGATGGCGCTCATCCCGATGACCAACATCAAGCCACGCATCCAGCGCGCGCTCAGCGCCGCCCAGCTATCGACGGCGTCGGTGAAGGCTGAACTGGCTCTCGCCGAGACGGTGTGCTCGCTGACGCGCCGCTTGGCTCTCGCTTACTCGATCCGGGCAGGCATCGATGTCGCGCCCGCGCGACAGCCCGACGCATCGCTGACGCGTAGGCGGCTGCTCGAACAGCTCGACGAGGAGATTGCGCTGCTGCCATCGGACACTGACTTGCAGGATAACTTGCGCAAGCTGCGCAGGACCGTGCCCGACTTCGTCGCCCACTATTCAGCGGGCGGCAACGGTTCGGTGCGGCTGCCCACGAGCTGGGCGGGCAAGCCCCTCGCGGCCATCGCCGCCTCTGTCTACGGCCGCAACGCGGCGGGCAGGGATGTCGACCTGATGCGCTTCAATGGGATCACCCACCCGATGTTCGCGCCGCAGCAGATGGTGGCGTTGACCGAGCACGGCATGAGCTTGGTGACCGGAATATAAGCGATGCCTTTCGAGCAGATAACAGTGGTGGCTGACAGCGGCGTCTATTCCGATTGGGAGACAGTCGTCATCGAGCAGGATACCGCGACCGACATCGTCAACATCATGCTTTCCACCACTGAGATCACGCCGGTCGGGGCGAGCACAGTGGCGGCTTTCGACAAGTGGAATTTTCCTCCCGGGACGATCATCGAGGTGTTCGCCAACGGTGACTTCGTGGCACGCGCCGCCGTCTGGCAATACGCACCTAGCGCCGACGCTGAACAGCACTCGATCACGATCACCGCCAAGAACGAGGGGTCGAGCATCAACCTGAGTTCAATCGTCTCCGACACTGGTGGCTACTACGAGAACAAGGGGATTTGGGAGTTGGTGCAGGCGTGGGCGCAGCCGCTTGGCCTCACCGTGACGAACGATAGCGACAACTCGATTGTGCCGGTTTGGCAGATACGGCAGGGGGCGACGATCTACGCAGAGAGCATGCGAATGCTCAAGAACTACGGCCACCTCCTGCACGGCATGATGGACGGCGGCATCTCGGTCAGCGCAGGCAAAGCTTTGGGCGTGCAGGGCCCAATCGTGCAGGGCGAGAACATCCTCAAGATGTCGGCACGCCTGACCGACGAGGATGCCGTCACGAAGGTTCTCGGGCAGACCCCTTACGGCACCGACTTGAAGCAGAACCTCCAGCCGGGTGCGATGGCACAGTCCTTCCTCGCCCGCAACCGCACCAAGATCATTCTGGAGCCAGCGGTGGTCGATGTGCAACGTGCACAGACACGCGCCGCATGGGAGGCGCAGCGGTCAAGCGGGGCCAGCTTGCAGTGCACCGTGACGGTGCCCGGTTGGCACTCGCCCGCAGGTGAGAGCTTCGTGCCGAAGAACGTCCCGTATGGCCGTGAGGCATCGTCGGGCGGGCCGATCTGGGTGTTGCTCGCCGATGTCTACGTGTTCGCACCATGGCTGAAGGTCAACTGCACGCTGCGCACCTCGCGCATCGTGTTCAAGCAGTCGCTGGCTGAAGGCTCGGTCACCGAGTTGACGCTGGTCGATCCGACCTCGCTGGAGGCACCGACCAGCATCGATCCTGCGGGTGCAACGCCATGCAATAGCGGCAGCATGTGGAACCGGCGTTTCGATATCAACACGCTCGGCACCATCGTCGATACGGACTTCCTCAGAGGTGGGGGCTTCCCCGGATAAGGAGGTGAGCTATGGCCACGCAGATGGACAACATGATCCACCGCAATCAGTTGGTCAAAACACACGACGACAAGGAGCAGCAGCGGGTGGAGGCTGACGGTCGTCAGGGTGAACGCTACGGCGGCACCAGCGGCAAGTTCGCGATCCCACGTGTGCAGAGCTACGGCTTCACCAACCACGCACCCGTGGGCTCACAGGGCGTCAACATGAACCTTGGCGGCAACAACGACGCCGCAATGGTGATTGGCATGGAGCACCCGAAGTATAGGCCGAAAGACCTAAAAGAGGGCGAGTTCAAACTCTACGAGATGTGGGGCGGCTTCGACCACGGCACCAAAGACGTATGGAAGCGCAAGGTCGGCAAGGCCACCATCGAGTGCTTCCGCGATGGAAAAGTTCACATCAACCGGTCGGGCGCGTGAGTGCCGCTGATCCTGCGTCTCGGTGATCCCGGCTCGCACGGCGACGTGGTCTGCACGTCTGCCACGCGCACCTACGCAGAGGACATCCTGATCGCCCGCATCGGCGACATCTATTGCTGCCCGATCCACGGTCCCAATCCAATCGCGACCGGCTGCATCCGCACCTACGTCGAAGACAAGCTGGTCGCCTTCAACGGCAGCATGGCGACGTGCGGCGCAACGCTCACCGCAACAGCCGTCCGCACCTACGTCGAGGACTGATCGCATGAGCTACCTTGATGCACGCGTGCTCGACCGTGGACTGGAGGTGCTGGTGCGCGAGACAACGCGCCTGCTCATCGGGCCTGCTGAGCCGACTGACTACGGCAGCGCGATGCACGGTGCGCTCGGCTGGGTCGTGCCCAGCGTCGTCGGCCCGTCGAACTACCTGCCGGTCGGCCGCAAGGTGATCGTGCTGGAGATCATCTACGGCATGGTCTTCCACGACGGGCACGCCGCCTTCTGGTCGCTCGTCGATGACCGCGAAGGGGCGGTGCGGCTGTTGGCTGCAGGCTCGCTCGGTAACCCGCTCGACGTGGCGGCGGGCAACGCCTTCACGCTGACCGCTTTCGAGATCGCCATCCCCGGCGCGCAACCCGGCACCGGGACGCCACCGATCATCGTCTCGGGCACCGTGGGGGCAACGTATCGGACATTCGTGGGAGCTGTGTCATGAGCAGCAGCAGTGCTCTCTGGGACACCATCTGGTCAACCGATCCGGCGCTCGGCACGGTCGGCAACTGGCAACTCCAGCCGCCACCGGAGCCGGAAGGAATACCGGGGGAGCCGATAGCTTCGCCTTATGAGGTGGTCGATCCGCGCACTGGGGAGGTTACGACGGTGCAGCGGGTGCTCAACTCGGGCGGCCTCGCCAACGTCGACCCGGTCGGCACCGCCGTGCTGCTGTGCATCGCCTCTGATGCACGGCTGCCTGACTGGATGATCGGACGCATGGGCTTCACCGTCGCCGATCAACACGAGTGGCACGGCAATACGGAGGGCATTGCACCGGGCGAAGAGCCGCTCGGCTCGCTGCTGTGGACGCTGCGCCGCGCACCGCTCACCGACTACACCTGCAAGATGGCCGAGCACTTTTGCGCCGAAGCCCTGCAAGTGATGATCCGCGCTGGTGTCATCAACAATGTCGAGGTGAAGGCTGAGATCGACAGGACCCGTGGCATGATCTCCATCTATATCAAGGTCTATGCCAAGAAATACGAACGCGCCTTCCGACATGATCTCTACGCTATGCAATAGGCACCAGCATGTATACCGCTCCAAGCACAGAAGAGATCATTCAGGACCTGCGCAATTCTGTGCAGTCCGAAGTTGCTGGCACCGATCCTTGGATTTGGCCAAACAACCTCGTGCCCGTGTTGAAAGCTTTCGGGCAGGCGCTGCGCATGGGCTACCTGCGCTTGGAGTTCATTCATCAACAGGCGTTTGTCACCACCGCGACCGGCGACTACCTCGACTGGCACGGCATCCAAGCGGGCGGCCTGTCACGCAATCCACCCGGCTTTGCGCAGGGCTCGGTCTCCTCGCCATCGGTGCTCGGCGTCGTGGTCTACGACGGCACCGCGTTCATGCGCTCCGACGGCGAGACGTTCATCACCGTCGGCACCGTCACTGCCACCACCTCGACGCTCACGCTGTTCATGCGCGCCTACTCGGCGGGTGAGCTTGCCAACACCGATGCAGGCGCTACGCTCACGCCGTTGACGCCAATTGCTGGGGTGACAGGCTTCACTGTCGCGACCGGCGGCCTCATCGGGGGGCGCGCTGCCGAGAGTGATGACAGCTTTCGGCAGCGCATTCTGTATCGCAAACAGAACCCGCCGCACGGCGGAACGCCTGCCGAATATGTTGAGTGGTGCCAGACCAAGGCGGGCATCACGCGCGTGTTCGTCAAGCGCGCTACTCCACAGCCGGGCAGCGTGACGATCTACTTCATGATGGACAGCGTCGGCAACGGCATCCCCGCCGACAACGACGTTGAACAGCTGAAGGTCATCCTGCAGACGTTGGCACCCAGCGACGCCAACGTCATCGTCGCGAAGCCCGTGCCGTCAGTGGTCAACGTCACAGTGCAGGCACTGGTGCCCGACACCAGCGCAGTGCGTGACGACGTGGTGAAAGAACTGAAGGCGATGTTCATGCGCCGCGCCGAGCCCGCGAGCACCATCGAGCCTTCGCACTTCAGCCTCGCGTGGATCAACGAGGCAGTGGCGATGGCACCGAAGTGGGTGCGCAGCCACAACTACTTCACCGACTACCCGAGCAGCGCCAACATCGTGATCCCGATCACTTCACCGGGCGGCTTGCCGACGCTCGGCACCGTGCGGTTCATCGCATGAGCAACGACCTTGTCCTAGTGCCTGCTGGTCCAGACACCTACGTGGCCGACTGGGAGCCTGCGCCAGCGGAGCTGGAAGGCGAGCCGGTCCCGTCCGACTACACCTACTGCCCCGACCATGACGCATGCTTCCTCGCGTTCATGAACCTGCTGCCACGCGGCACGGCGTGGGACAACACCGAGACGAGCTACGAGCGGGGCAGCATCATCCGGCAGTTCATGTCGGGGCTCGCGCTGTCATGGCTGAACTACGAAGACGCGATGTGCATCAGCCTCGACGAGTGGATTTGCTCCACGTCGGACGAGGACCTCGATGCGTGGGCCGCCGACTTCGGCATCCCTGACGAGTGCGACATATACAATATGTCGCTGTGCGCCAAGGTGCAGCACAGTGTGGGTGCAATACCGACGGCCAAATATCTGTTAGACCTGTTGGCTGCCAATGGTTACACGGCGACGGGTCGCTGGCTGACTGGCCACGATACTCAATATCCTAACGTCTATTCCACCTTCCACGTGGTGATCAACACCGGTATGTCACCTGCATTCAAGCAGGGGGCGGTGCTCAACTTCAAGCTCGGGCACAACGTCAAGCTGGGCCTCGCCACGCTGGAAGAGATCGACTGCATGCTCGAACGCTACGTCCCCGCGCACTGCAAGGTGGACATGGCGGTAACGACCTAGAAAGGGACCAGCGATGCCAATCGGCGTTCTCAATCCTGCCGACAAAGACCATTCTACGGCAACGCGTCCTGTCGCGCCGGTAGGCGGTGCTGCGCAGCGCCGCTGGTATTCCGACCCTTTGAACACTGAGGTCCGGGACCACGACTTCAACGGCATCATTGCACAGATCAGGCACGTCATCGATCACTTCGCCATCCCCGACGTGGAGGGCGACGACACGCTGTTGCGGCAAGCCATCGTCAAGGGCACGACAGCTCTCACCGGCAACCTCGCGGCGCTGCAAGCCATCATCCCGGGTGCCGACAAGGTGCCGTTCTGGTCGAGCACCTCGACCGCCTCGCTGACGACGTTCGTGGCCACCGCCTTCTCGCGCGGCCTGATGGCGCACGCCAACCTCGCGACATGGCAGACGGCGCTCGGCATCACCGCCGCAGGCAAGCCGAATGTCATCGCCTTCGGCAACCTCGTCTCGGCTGCCAACACGCTCGGCTACTTCACCGGCCCCGGCACGATGGCGCTGACGCCGTTCACGCCGAGCGCGCGGCAATTGCTCGACGACGCTACCTTCCCCGCGATGCGCGCGACGCTGGGGCTGGTCGGCCCCTACCTCGACTTCACCACGCTCTCCCTGCTGGGTGCCCAACCACTGGTCTTCAACGGCGGGCAGGTAACCTCCAACACCACCGGCATTCCCGTCGTCCTGATGACGATCAAGAGCGGCGCGGCCACGACCGGCTACATTGGCCTGTCGGCGGCACCCGGCGGCTTTGACAGTTCGCGGGGTGCCTACATCGTCGCTTACGGCTCGACGCACGCGACGGCGGCGGGCGATCTCGTGCTGCGCAGCGGTGCCAATGCTGGTGCGCAGATCATGCTCAACGGCGTGGCGGTGGGTCCGCTCGCAACCAGCACCAACGCTGCCAACCTGACCGGCACGCTGCCGGTCAACATCATCGCCGACCACTCGCTGCCCTATGCCAAGCTCGCGGTGATCGCCCACGACCGCATCCTCGGCAATGTCAGCGGTGCCAACGCTTCACCGGTCGCGCTCACTGCCGCACAAGTCAGGGACATGCTCGACCTGTCGGGTGGCGGGACCGGCGACGGCACCGGCACGCTGGCTCCTATCGCCACCTCGGGCAGTGCCGCGCACTTGACAAGCGGCTACATCCCAGCGGCACGCTATCAGGCAGGCACGGTGCCGCTGGCCGCGCTGCACATCATTCCAATCGACACCATCCTCGGCAACACCGGCACCACCCCTCTCGCGCCGGTAGCGTTGACCGTTGCACAGGTCAAGGCGATGCTCGGCCTCGACACGCTGGGTGGGCAGTTGGCAGCCATTGCTTCGTCGGGCAGCGCCGCTGACCTGATCGTCGGCCTCATCCCCGTCAACCGCTACGGCGCAGCCACGATACCGCTGAACAAGCTGGTGGTGATCTCCACCGACCACATCCTCGGCAACGTCAGCGGCAACAATTTGTCGCCCTATCCGCTCACCCCCTCACAGGTGAAGACGATGCTCGGCATCGCCACGCCGGGTGCAGGCTTGGCGACCATTGCTGTCACGGGCAGCGCCGCCGATCTGGTGACCGGCACCATCCCACAAGCCCGCTACGGCACCGGCACCATCCCATTGAGCAAGATGGTGGTGATCCCCACCGACACCATCATCGGCAACGTCAGCGGCGGCAACCTGACGGCCTACCCGCTGACCGTCGCGCAGGTGCGCGCGATGCTCAACCTCGGCGGCTCGACCGGTCCTCTCGCGGCTATCGCCACGTCTGGCAGCGCCGCCGATCTGGTGACCGGCATCATCCCCACGTCACGCTACGGCTCGGCCTCGATTGCCTACAGCAAGCTGGCGCTGATCCCGCCTGATACCATCCTCGGCAACACGCTCGTCAACCTCGGCCCACCCGTCGCGCTGACCGTGGGTGAGATCAAGGCGATGCTCGGCATCACCGGAGGTCCGGGGCTGGCCGACATCGCTGCGTCGGGCAGTGCCGCCGATCTCATCGCGGGCATCATCCCGGCGGCGCGCTACGGCACGGGCACCATCACGTGGGCCAAGCTGGCGATCATGCCGGTCGATACGCTGCTCGGCAACACTGCCTCCTCGCCTGCCGCGCCGGTCGCGCTGACCGTGGCTGATGTCAAGTTGATGCTCGGCATCGCCAGCCTCGGCAGCAATCTGGCTGCTATCGCCTCTTCGGGCAGCGCCGCTGACCTGATCACTGGCACCATCCCTGCGGCGCGCATCGCTGTCGGCGAGATCGCGCTGAACAAGCTGACGGTGATCTCGGCAGCCACCATCCTCGGCAACAACGGTGCAGCCGCTGCCTCGCCGAAGGCGCTCACCGTGTCTGAGGTGAAGGCAATGCTCGGCGTCACGGCGGGCACCGTGATGGCCGCCATCGCCACTTCCGGCAGCGCCGCCGACCTGATCGCAGGCTCCATTCCGGCCGCGCGCTACGCCAACGGCACGATAGCGCTGGCGCGGCTGGTGGTGATCCCGACCCACACCATCATCGGCAATGATGGGGCGACGGCGGCTGAGCCGCAGGCGTTGACGGTGGCTGAGGTCAAGACGATGCTCGGCATCGCCACGCTGGGCAGCAATCTGGCCGCCATCGCTTCGTCAGGCAGCGCCGACGATCTGGTGGTAGGCACCATCCCCGCAGGGCGCTACGCCGCAGGCACCATTGCGTTGAGCAGGCTGTCGGTAATCGCGCCCAACATGCTGCTTGGCAACGCAGGAGCCGCGAACGCTTCACCTGCCGCGCTGACCGTTGCACAGGTCAGGACGATGCTGAACCTCGGCGGGTCGAGCGGGACGCTGTCACTCATCGCCACCTCAGGCAGCGCCACCGACTTGATTGCGGGCTACATCCCCGGAGCGCGCTTCGCCGATCACACGATCCTGCTCGCCAAGCTGGCGCTGATCCCGCCTGACACCCTCGTCGGCAATACGTTGACGGTCAACGCGGTGCCGGTCCCGCTAACGGTGACTGAGGTGCGGGCGATGCTCAACCTTGGTGGCTCGACTGGCACACTGGCGGCCATTGCCACGTCGGGCAGCGCCGCTGATCTGATCACAGGCTACATCCCAGTGACGCGCATCGCCGACCATTCGCTGGTGCTCGGCAAGCTCGCGGTGCAGGCTGCCAACACCATCCTTGGCAACAACACCGCAGGCGCAATAGCGCCTATCGCCCTCACCGTTGCACAGGTGCGCGCGATGCTCGACCTGTCAGGTGGCGGCGGCACCGCGACGCTGGCCAAGATCGCCACCTCGGGCAGTGCCACCGATATCATCACCGGCACGCTGAACAATCAGCGCCTCCCCGACGCTGGTGTCATGCTGAACAAGCTGCAGGCTATCGCCACTGCCCACATCCTCGGCAACGTCAGCGGCACCAGCAAGTCGCCTTACCAACTGACCGCCGCCGAAGTGAAGACCATGCTCGGCCTCGACACGGCGGGCAGCGGGCTGGCCAAGATCGCTACCTCGGGCAGTGCCACCGATCTGGTCACCGGCACCATCAACAACCAACGCCTGCCCGATGCAGGCGTCATGTTGAACAAGCTGGCGGCCATCACCACCGCCCACATCCTCGGCAACGTCAGCGGCACCACCAAGTCGCCGTATCAACTGACCGCCGCAGAGGTGCGGATCATGCTCGGCATCGGCGGCGCGACCGGCGCGCCGCTGGCAGCCATCGCTTCGTCAGGCAGTGCCACCGACCTGATCACCGGCTACATCCCCGTGGCGCGCTACGCCGATGCCTCGATCCCGTTCGCGCGCATGGTGAAGATCGCCGCCGCGCGCGTCATCGGCAACGTCGGCACCGCCACCGACTATGCCCAAACGGTCAGCATGGACCAACTGCACGCGGCGATGGCTTTGAAGCAGTTCGCGCGCTCGACCGATCTCCAGTATGGGACCGGCACACTCGCCAATGCCCGCCTCCCGCTCGCCGGGGTTACGCTGGACAGGCTGGTGCCCATCGCCCCCAACCACGTGCTCGGCAACGTCGCTGCAGGCAACGCGTCGCCGATCCAGATCACCGCCGCGCAACTGTCAACCATGCTTGGCGGCCTGAAGGCGTTCGCCACCTCAACCGACATGGTGCACGCCACCGGCAGCCTCAAGCTGGCGCGGCTGGAGCCTGTCCTCGCCGACCGCATGATCGGCAACTTCACGACGGCGACCGCTCCCCCGGTCGTGGTGTCGAAGGGTCAGGTTATCGGCTGGCTCGACTGCATGCTCAACAACCCGTCGGTCATCACCGCTGTCAATTCGATACAGACCAACTGGTTTTTGGCCCTCTCGACAGCCGCTGGCACTGGTGCAAGCCCCGCCTACGTCATCCGCCGCACTATGGCGACGCCCGTCCTTGGCAACCTTGGCTACATCAGCTTCCAAGGCAACAACGCGGCGAAAGCCAACGTCACCTTCGGCGAGATCATGATCTACACCACCAACCTCACCAGCGGCGCGCACGCCAGCAAGATGTATTTGCGCACCTTCAACGCTGGGGTTGCGACCAACGTGATGACGCTCGGGCTTGGCGTGCAGGTTGGCAACCCCGTTGGCACCGACAAGGGGGGAGGCACGCTCAACGCACAGGTCGCCGTCTATGACAGCGGCGTGGCGTTGACGTGCATGGCGATGCAAAGCGAGTTCCTCTCAGGTGCCATCGGCGTCGATCTGGACAAGTGGGACAAGATCGCGGTCGCGGGCAACGGCAAGCAGCACGAGGCCGCGCATCATTTTGCCAAGCTCTTGAAGCAGGGCGTCGACCCGCGCGACCCGAAGAAATTCATCACCAAGATGCGCGAGATGCAGGCGCTTCCGGGCATGCCAACCGAAAGCGACTGGAAACACAACGAGCTGGGCGTCGGCGAAATGGTCAACCGGCTATGGCTGGCAGTAGAGATGTTCGCGGTCGCTTGGATGAGCCAAATCGAAAAAGGGGAGACTGCATAGTGAAGAAAATCAGGATCAGGGTGCAAGAGGGGCCTACCGGCAGCGAGCCTACCTCGTCGATCACCGTGCTGCGGCTGGTGGCGAGCAACAGCCCGCATAAGCCACTACCGGTCGACGAGATACGCAAGCGTGTCCGCATCATCGACGCGCTCGACGGCATCACGGCTGAGAACACCAACGGCTACTTCATGTTGGAAGACGACGATCACAAGTCATTGGTCGCGGCGGTGCAGGACTTCCCGTGGGCGACCGCCAGCCATACGCTTCTCACCATCATCGACGACGTGCTCGGTGCCGAGACAATGCCCAAGACTTCGATGAAGCTGGTCGAGCAATAGAGGGTGGCCGACCGTATGCCGTGCATCGTCCCCGGTTGTGGTAACACTACGCGCTCGCCCTACAGCGGGCGCGAGGGGGCGGTCTGCGGCGTGCATTGGTTCAGGCTCACGCTGAAGACGCGACAGGCGTGGTGGAAGGCTACCGACTACGGCAAGCAGCCGCCGCCACGTGAGCTGGTCGCCCAGATCGTCGATGAGCTGAAAGACGGTCAGGGCAGCAGGAAGACCGGCTGATGATCCGCCACGGCAAGCGCTACAAGCCAGTGCTGCTCGGCGCTACTGCGCCCAAGGCACCGATGTCCCCAGGCATCAGCCAGCCCAGCACGCAGTATCTGTTCAACGTGCAGGTGGACTACATCGACCGCGACGGTGCCGCCGCCTTGTGGGGTGGCTCGTTCTACGCCGCCAACATGTGGACGGCCGAGACCATGGGCCGCGAGTTCGTGGTCAAGTATTTGCAGCCGCAGTCGATTATCGATGCGGCGACGGTGCCCGACGGCTTCACGACCACTGACCCCGGCCCGATCCTCATGGGCACGATGGCAGCCAGCGAAGGCTACGACACCATGCTGGCGACCGGCACGCTCGGCCCGCTGCCGATCATCGGCTCGATGGATGCCGTCGAGGGTCCCGCCATCGATCTCGCTGCCATCACGGGCAGCCTCGGCCCGCTGCCGATCATCGGCTCGATGGATGCCGTCGAGCAGGGGCCCGACACCGCCGCCATCGTCGGCAACCTCACCTAAAACCCGGAAAGCGGTAAGCGCGCGCGGGCGGTCCTTCCCGCCCTAACACCCCAACGGGGGCCGCCCGCGCGTTCAAGCCGTGGCGGCGGCGAAGCTGAGCTGGACGCGAGCAAGGCTTCGCCGCTACATTACAGCCCCTACGCAGGGCCCTACAGACGAAAAAAGCCTCGGCCGGGTGGATGACACCTGACCGGGGCTTTTTCGCGCCTACGGGGCTGCTAGTGGCTCTTTGTCAACTTCCCCGACTTCCCCGGGGAAGTTCGGGAAGTCATGGCGCGGATGCGCGCCGGGATCACGGTCGTCGAGTTGCAGTCGTCGCAGCAGCGCCCGTCGTTGACCGGGTAGGCGTTGTTGCCGAAGCCCATGTAGGGTCCTTGGCAGATCGAGCAGACATGAACAGTCTCAGGCATTTACGCTCTCCTGTGTAAGTGTTTGTGCACGTTGCCAGACGGTGTTCCAGCGGTCGCCCGCACCCAGCTCGCGCACCCGGTAGTCGACGGTCGGGTGGGCCAGCGAGCAGGCTTCGGCGTAGCCGATGGCCGCCAGTTCCCCGGAGAAGGCGCGCTCGGTGAGGAAGTTCGGCCTCCCCGCGTAGCGAAACTCCACCACCCAGCGCATCGCCGCCTCGTTCAGCTTCTCGGCCAGCGCCTCGGCTTCAGCCAGTGCCTTGCGGTAGGCGCAGCGTTCGGTCTTGCCGACGTTGAGCCGCTCCCACGTCTCGACGATCCTGATCACATGCTTCGCACGGGCGCTGATCATGGTCGGCTCCAGCGGCTCGGGAAGGTCGGTCTCGACCACTGCCACCCGCCGGTAGACGCCCCAGCACGCGTTCGGCATGTGCGCCGAGCGCGTCATCACTACGAAGCGGGTCATGCGCGCGCCCTCCCGTAGCGGTCCTTGACCCGCCGCTGGTCGTCCGCGAGGCTGCCGACCACGACCCAGCTGTCGTCGTCGCCGCGCTCGCGCACCCGGTAGACGAGGTTCATGTCGTTGTCGTCCGCCGCCTCCCGGCTACGCTTTGCGTAGTCCACAGCGACCTCGCGCGAGTTGAAGGCGGCTATCGGCTCCCACCAAAAGACGCCCCCGCCCCCTGCGGCGACCACCTCGACGGCCCAGCGCAGCTCGTCGTAGGGCCGGTAGGCGTCAACCAACTTCTGTATGCTCATCTGTCCTTCTCCTCGGTCGCCTTCCTGACGACCAGCCTGTGGTAGTAGTTGTAGTCGAGGTAGAGCCCTGTGCTGTGCGGCAGCCCGTCCCTCACCCACTTGTGGGCGGTGGCCCCGTCGACCTTCTCGACGTGGTCGTGGTTCTTGCGCAGCCACTCCAAATCACCCTTGCTCGCGGGCTCGTGCAGCATGCTGCTGCGGTAGGCGATGCCCGGCGTGGTGGCGCTCGGCGTGGTGCGGGTCGCGATGTAGTAGCTCATGGTCATTCTCCTCTCTTGGCTTGGAACGCTGCTTCAAGGCCAAGCGCCTTGCGCAGATGCTCGGTGGCCTGCTCAACAGGCACGTTGAACACGTCGGTGACGAGCGAGAGGGTCACGCTCGGGCTACCATGCTCGTCATCGAGCCACTCGTTGTCGTCGTTGGCGGCGATCCAGACGATGGCCTGCCAGTAGCGGGCGGGGAGGCGCTTGCTCATGGTCATTCTCCTCTCAGTCGATCATGGTGCGGATGTCGGCCAGCTCGGCCTCGGTCAGCGCGGCGATGTGTGCCAGCTCGTCGAGGTCGGCACCCTTGCGGCGGACGTTCTCGGCAATCAGCCAGAGCAGTTCGCCCCGGTCGTAGACCTCGACGGTGCCCCGGCGGGGCGAACTGTCGATCCCGTGGTTGCCGCTGGCGACCGGGTTGGCGGTCTTGGTCATTCCATCTCCGCTGCGGCAGTCCGCAGGTAAGCCATCAGGCTGGCGGTGCCTCGGCCGTATCGACCGTGCGCCTTGATCTCGATCCAGCCGCCGTCGTCGTAGAGGGCGAGGGTCCGCCCGTCGCTGTAGTGGTCCCAGAGCCCGTAGGCTATGTTGTGGGACCGCAGCTCAAAGCCCCAGCTACGCAGTTGTCTCTCGCTCTCGCCTTCTGTTCTGAGGTGTCTCATGACACCCTCCTTTCACAGCTTATATAAGCTGTCCGCTGGTAACCTTCAAGGGGGCAGGCAAACAAAAGGGCGGCCGAAGCCGCCCTTTTCCTTCAGCTGGTGCCGTCTCAGGCGGCCTGCTTCTGGATCACTTCCCAGTCGTGCTTCGGCAGCTCGATCACCTGTCCGCCCATCCGCTCGATCTCGGTGGCGCGGTCGTAGCTCTCGTGATCCTGAGCCGACCGGGTCACCGCGTTGAAGAGCCCGTAGCGGGTCAGGTCACCACCCGCGATCAGGTGGCGCAGCACCGACTTGCCCTCGGCCTCGGTCAGGCCCAGCCGCTTCGCCGAGAGGTCGACCACCTTGACCGGGTCGCCTTCGATCTTCTGCTCGACCGCACCCTTCATGCTGTCGACGTTCGCCTTGAACTTCTCCTCGTTGAAGGCCCCGGCGACCACGTCGCGCACCTGCATCCAGACCGCCTTGTCGGTGGCGCGCTTCGTCTCGTCGGTCAGCAGGTGGCGCACCTGCTCGCCGTCATCCAACACGGTGCGGGCACCGATGTGGCGGCGCTTCATGCCCGAGGAGGAGAAGACCGCGAGGTTGGTGCACATCTTGGTCCACGTTCCGGTCTCGACCGAGAGGCTGCCGAGCCCGACTTCCGAGTTGGAGATGATCGCCGCAGGTGACACCGTGTCGAAGAACACGTGGCTGCCGTCGCCGAGTGCGCGGCCGGTCGGGATGTCGAGCAGGATGCGCTCGTCGACCGCCTTGATGTAGAGGCGCGTCTCGGTGACCTCGCAGCTCATGATCATCATCTTGAGGTCCATGAGGACCGGCAGCACCGCCTCGGCAAGGTCGGCGTTCTCCAGCGGACGGTAGGCAGGCGAGAGGAAGGCGCGCAGCTTGCCGTCGAGCGTGCGGGCCATGCGCGGGGCCGGATACTTCTCGAACCAGCGGTTGATGTTGGTGGCGAGGAGGTCGGGAGCCTCGGCCTGCATCTTCTTGTAGTAGGCGCTCGGGATGCCAGTGTGCCCGCCGATCTGCGCGTGCCCGGTGTTGTTGATCCCAAACTGCCGGTCGCCGACATCGATGCCGACGTGGCTCTCGTTGCTGTTGGCGTAGGTGCGCGCCGTGACGTGCATGTCCTTGGTCGACGCGACGAGGTCGACCTTCGCCTCCTTCTGGCGCTCCAGCTCGGTCGCCAGCTCGATGATGTTACGTCCTTGCTTCATGGTCATTCTCTCCAATCAGGTCCGACGTTGCGTCGGCCTTGCAACACAGATATAAGCTCGACACGACAATGCAAGAGGGAAATGTAAAAAATGCTGACGATGATCGTTTTGGGCGCAAGCTTTCTGCTAGCTGACAACTCCTCCTACCAGCAGCTGCCGCGCAACTTTGACCACTACGATGGCAAGGTCCAGAGCCAAGGCGGATACGAAACGCCGCAGGATCGTGCACGCCGAGAGTATCAGGAGCGGTGGCCGCAGCAGCGGCACTGCCGTCTGCCCGCTTGCAGCACGCGCTGACACTCTTTACATGTGCGCCTCCCGTCGGGTGGTTTGATGGTCATTCTCCCCGTCGGAGGGGGCGGGCTCGCCTTTGTAGAGTGCTTGAGCCCGCCCCTGCCTTCCTCGCGGGGGGAGCACCATTTACACAGGGCGTGTAAATGTGCCCAAAAAAGTTGGCACACCCCCTTGAAGGTCATCCTGTGCAGCTTATATAAGCTGGTGAGGAGACCAAGACCTAGAGCGCAACTTCCAGCCACCACTTAACACCTCGCCTAGAGCCCCACGTGGGCCGCACAGAGAGTGGGTGGACCGGGATGCCAGAGGGTCGAGGGCTCCTCCCAGAAACCAGCAGAAAGGAGGCTCATCAAACGATCTCTCGTCGGACGCCATAGGCAGCAGCCGGGTGTAACGGACGCAACTGACTGCCGAGACAGCGGGAATGCGACCCGCCGAAGGGTTGGCGAGAGATCATTTGATGAGCCTGTCACAAGGAGCGTGGGCCCACGGCGTAAGACCGGGCCCAAGAGGACCGCGAAAAAGCGAGTATCGGGCGTGTGCCCGACGGCGGGAATAAGCGCGGACGTAGTGTGGGAGCCGGGTCATCAACCGGCGCTTTCGACCACTGTTGCAGTGACCCGCGCTCCTTGATTTGTTGCCATCGGACCAATGGCCGTCGATCCGGTCGCTGCGGTGCGGCGACAGTAGAGGACCATCCACCATCCATTGACCTCTCAGGGCAACGAAACGACACAGGGCGGCGGTTATCGCGCGCTCTCGCGGGAGATTGCGAAACTCAAGCACTAAGGCTTGGCCAAGGCTCCCCGGTCCAAAAGACTGAAAACATTGGGCCCGATCCCCTTGAAGGTGGTCGGGCCCATGCTTATATAAGCTGTGCCTGAAGAGGAGAATGACCATGGCAAAGATTGATAGCAAGGGTTACGAGCTGCTCTACGCTCGCGCGGTGCTGGCCGGTCGGCTGGCGGCGGTCGAGGCAGAGAAGGGCATGGCGCACTACGCGGTCATGCAGGGCAGCAAGCAGGTTGGGCTGCTGCACGGTCTGTGCGGCTTCGCTTGGGTGGTCGTCAAGGACCGGAGCCTCGGCTACTGGCTGAAGAAGGCCGGTCACGGTCGGACGGGCTACGGCGGCGGGGTCCACCTCTGGATCAGCGAGCATGGCCAGAGCCACGAGATGAAGACTGCCCACGCGCGAGCGATGGCCGAGGTCTTCAGCGCGGCTGGCTACAGCGCCTACGCCGGGGAGCGGCTCGACTAGGAAAAGTCTCTCGACCCCCTTGAAGGTCATCGGGGTCGGGCTTATATAAGTTGAGCAGGAGATGACCACCATGACCAACAACCAGATGATCGAAGGCCGCTTCCTCCGCTGGCACCGCGCCCGCGTGATGGTCGCCGCCATCGTCCGCAACCTCACCGAGGGCCGCACCGTGGTGATCGCCACCATGACGCAGGCGACCCGCTTCGACCACCGCCACGTCGCGATGTTCAAGGCCGCCAAGAACGGGGCCTTCCTGCAGCGCGGCCGGAAGTGGGTCTGCATCGACTACTGCGCGATCCGCGTGTTTGCCTAGAGGAGAATGACCAGTGATCTTCCTGACCCCCTTGGAGCGCGCCGTGATCGACGCCCTGCGCGAGCGCGCGCCGGGCGGCATCTACAGCCACGATATCGCCAGCGACGCTGGCATCGACGCTGCCAGCATCGGCGGGGTGGTCTCCTCGCTGGTCAAGAAGGGCATCGTCGAGCGCGTCGAGGGCACCTACCAGCACGACGAATACCTGATCGAGGAGTGACCATGCTCTGGATTGTGACCATTGAGATCGACGACGAGGATGCGGGCAACCGCGCCACCGTCGAGGTCTTCGCCACCAACAAGGACGACGCCGCTTATCGCGCCGCCCACAAGATCGAGCGCGAACTCAAGGTCCGCACTGGACGCCTGATCGCGGCTCGCAGGAGATGAACATGGACATGCTTGAGATCGCGGTGCGCAGCACCAACGCCCGTGTCGACCGGATCGCCGCTGGCTACGTCAGGGAGCGTCACCTGCACGATTTGATGGCTGGCCCCTACGAAGGCACCGCCCAGATCGTCGAGCGGCTGGAGCGCGCCGTGAGGGGCAGCCAGCGCGCCTTGGCGCGCGGTCACTGGTCGGCCGACGGCAACCGGGTGCTGGCGCTGCGGGGAGCCCTGCAGGCTGAGCGCGCCACGCTGACAGCGGAGGGTGCGGCATGAGACGCGTTGTCGTCTATCACGAATACCCGCCGATCCCCGACCGCCGCTGGGACTGGCGCGCCTTGCACGAAGGTGACGACGAAGAGCCGTGGAAGCATGGCTGGGGTTGCACCGAGGAGGAGGCGCGCGCTGATCTGGAGCGCCTCGACCGCGAGTTCGAGGAGAGCTTGCAGTCCGATGACGAGCGGCTGCTGGACGAATACCCGTGAAAAAGGAGGATGACCTGTGAAGCGCGACGCCCGAGCTACCCTGCTCGATCTCGCCAGTCCCGCCGACCACCCGAAGCGCGGCCTGAAGCTGCGCTCGACACTGGAAGCGGTCTGGCAGCAACGGCACAACGCCCGGCGCTTCGTATTCGATCACGCTGCCTCGGCGCGCGTTGGCGAGATGATGCTCAACCATGTCGATCTGCTGATCGACAACATTGAGTTTGCGCGTGCGCCTTACCCAACCTGCTATTTTGAGTTCGACAGCCGCGCCATGTGGCGTGAGTGGCGTCCAGAGCAGCCGCTGGTGCCGTCGTCGGACGAACGGGTGGGCTACCTCGTGCACGAGGGCACCGTGCTGATCTTTTCCAATGGCAAGCGACCCAACACCGCGCGCGATCCACAATGGCCCGACGTGGGCTTCGGCGGCATCAGCTTCCGCCTCAACCGGCCACAGTCGGTGTCGCTCACCAAGCTTACCGGGCACAATGAGGTCGACGCCATACGTGTGCGCGACGCCTATGTCTTCGGCGGTCAGCGGCGTATCGATCCGCGCGACCCGCGCCTCACCCACATCAATGACACCTTCTCGGTCTCCCGTGGTGAACTGCGCGGCGACTTGGGCATCGACATCGTCATGCCCGAGATCGGCAAGCAGTGGACACATGGCCAGATCGCCGCGCACTTCGATATCAGCCCCACCTTCCACAGGGTGACGCACGGCGAGCTGCGTGACACTGCCCCGAAGGACTTCACCGAGCTGTGCTTCATGGCGGGCGGCGATCCGCTGACGCTGGTGACGCTGCTCTTGTTGCTCAACCAGCCATCGAAGCATGTGGCCATTGGACAGGTGCCGCGCGAGGTGGGCCTGTGGCGGGGCAGGCGCACGGTGTTCAAGGAGCATCACGTCGTGACGTTGCGCCTTGACCGGCCCACGAGCGTGCGTGACATCTTCAACCTGACCGACCGTCGCTCGCCGGTTGCACACGATGTGATGGGGCATTGGAAGCACTACAATCGCAGCATTGGCTGTGACCACCATCATGCCGACGGTCGGCAGGCGTGGGAACCGGTAGGGGCCGACCGCACGCTGTCGGGCGACTACAAGCGCTACTGGTGCCCGCTCTGCCTTCAGCGCCGCACGTGGACTGAAAACTTCACAACCGGTGGCCAAGGCGTGGCCACGACAGAATATGTGGTGACCAGATGAGCGAATGGGACGATGCCGCCATCGAGCGGTTGAAGCAGCTGCGCGCCGAAGGACGCTCGGCCAGCGAGATCGCCGAGCTGCTCGGCGTCAGCAAGAACTCCATCATCGGCAAGCTCTACCGCCTGAAGGTCAAGCCCGCGCCGGTAGCGCAGCCGAAGCCGAAGCCGAAGGCGCAGCGCCAGCCAAGGCCAAGGAAGCCCAGCGCGGACAAGTGGTTCAAGATGGAGCCGCCGCCCGCACCCTCGCCGTCGCGGCCCAATGTGCCGTTCACCCGTTCGATCCTTGAGCTGGGCCCGGGGCAGTGCAAGTGGCCGCAGGGTGACTATGACTTCGTGTTCTGCGGCGAGCCGCAGGCAGCTGGCTCGGTCTATTGTTCCGAGCACACCGAGCGCGCCTACAACGGCCCGCACCACCACCCTCGGCCCATTCAGAACCACCGAGCCGTGGGATGAAGCTGCAATGAGGCCGCAATGAAGAGCCGCTACCGCACGCTCAAGGCGGTCGACGACTTCACGGTGCGCAGCAACGAGAAGTTCCGTTTCTCCTGCTGTGACTGCGGGTTGGTGCATGACATGTTGATGGTCGCCTCGCCGAAGGGCAGGGTGATCGGCGTCGCGGTCGAGCGCAACGAGCGTGCAACAGCCGCGATGCGTCGCGAGATGAAGAAGCGAAATCCATGAAGCGCCCCATGAAGCGTCCCATGAAGCGTGTCCTGATCAACGACCAAGCCTTCAGGTTGATCGACAAGTATTCGTCCCTGAGCGGCGGGGGCTACTGGAAGATCGGTGCAAACGTCGAGCGCCACAGCACTGGTGAGTGGTGGATAGATATGCATGATAACCTTATCGAGGCTGTCATGGACATGCTGCGCCCGGGCGAGACGTTCAACGACGGCATCATCCGGGTGATAGCTCTCGCCATTGCTGACCTTGAGACACCGAGCGATGGGCAGCATCGGAGACTGACATAAGTCATGCCGTGGTTGTGGAAGTGTCCGATCTGTCGTGGCACTGGCGACCTGAAGTGCAACAACTGCTATGGCACGGGCCGCGTCAACGCCGCCGACTACGACGTTAACTTTGGTCACTACCGCTACCGCAACATTCCTTGCCCCGAGTGCAACGCGCGGGGCAAGCGCCTCTGCTGGGAATGCCTCGGCGACGGCACGGTGCTGCGCGACACCCAGCCGCCCGAGCCGCTGCCGCCACCGCTCGACACCGAGACGTTCAACCGGCGCAAGCGCGAGCGTGACCTCGCTCGCAAGCGGGCGCAGGGAGCTGGCCCAAAGGAGCAGGACAACAAGCGCGGCACGATGCACGGGCACACGATCTCAACCGTCAGCACTGGTCTGCCATCCAACCTGTGGAGCCGTGGCTTCGACGACGACGAGCGTGAATGGCTCGACGACATCCGGCGCGGGTCGCGCATGAAGGGAGATGATCCAGACGACGCTTGAGGGATGGTGCGCCCGCCGTCCAAAGGTTTCGAGGGGGGCGGGGGGATTGAAGCCCAAGGGGGCGGGCGCGACCGTCAGGTGGGTAACTTCCGGCAGGGATCAAGCGGCCTTCTCGGCCTTCATCTTGGCCAGCCTCTTGGCCAGCTTCTTGGCCCACTCCTCGCGCGCCGACACCAGCCATTCCTCTACGTTTGGCCACCACTGATCTCCGGGCGAGATGACGCGCCCGTCCGGGTAGAGAATGGCGAAGTCACCGTCGTTCATGCCCCAGTCGGGGGTGAGCGGCGACACCAAGCCACCCTCGATGCGCCAAGCGATGATCGGGTGCATGTGGACGCCGTCCCCTTCTTCGTCCGCCCAATGCGTAACGGTGCGGTAGCCGGGTTCTGCCGGGATGATACCGATCTCCTCCACGATGCGGTCAAGGTGGTTGCCACGCAGGAGCACGTTCCCCCCGTCGTCGAGCGTGATGAGGGTGTCACGGACAGGGTCTTTGTGCGTGCCGGTAAGGCGGGCCGCACGGATGTTGCGACGATTGACTATCTGCGAGCCGTAGATTTCATAGAAGCTCATTGTTCTCCTCCGTATTTGCGGCTGGTCGGCAAGAACGAAGTCTCGACCGCCGCCCAATGCTCGATCACGCGTGCCTTCACCGAGGCGCACAGCGCCGTGTCACCGCCGCGCATCGCCTTGAGCAGCGCCACGGGCTTCTCGCCGTTCAGCGCCCCCGCCTCGTCGAGGTAGGCCACGCACGCCTTGTGATCGTCGACCCCATAACCGAAGGTGATTTCAAAGTCCGCCTCGCGGAACGGCAGGCTGACCTTGTTCTTCTCCATGCGCGCGTGCACCGTGATGCCAGTGATCCGCTCGATGCCCTTCACCTCGCGCTTCACCAGTGAGGTCTGCTTCAGGAACACGACCTGTGACGCGTAGAAGTCGAGCGCCTTGCCGCCAGCTCGCACCCAAGCTTTGCCGTAGCCGCCGATGCGCGAGCGCGTCTGCGACACGATCATCAACGTGACGTTGGCTTGCGCCATGTCACCGACGCGCCGCCGGAACAGCTCCGACAGCGCGGCGGCCTTGTCGGTGCCGTAGGTCGCGTCGCGGAAGCTGCGTTCCCGCTCCTTGATGTCGCCCAGTGCATCAAGGCTGTCGACGATGTAGATGGCGGGCTTCGGTGCCGTGTCGATGACCTTGCTCAGGTCGTCGTAGAACGCCTCGACGGTGTCGATGTGATCGAGGCGCACGCGCTCGAACGGCATGCCCAGCGAGCGCGCGTAGTGCGGATCGAAGGCGTGTTCGCTCTCCCGATACCAGATCGAACCGGCCGGGTGCAGCATGCTGAAATTGGTCGCTGCCTCGATAGCCAACAACGTCTTGCCCGACGAGCGGTCGCCGATGACGTTGCTGATCCGACCAAGCGCCCAGCCACCGCCGAGCGCCTGATCGAGAACAGTGCAGCCCGAGCCGACGAACTGGATCGTGGGCTCGGGCTTCGGCTCAGGCTTACTCTTCTTTGCCACCTAGCGCGGACGCAGCGTGGCGCGCGGCGTGCGCCGTGGTGGCTGCGGCTCGGGCTTGCCGCCGGTCAGCCCCGCGTAATTGTAGTCGTCGTCCTCAGTGGCGGCCTCGGTGTCGGTCTCGGTCGTGACACCTTCGTCGTAAGGGTCGGCGCGGCGCAGGCTGCGTGTCGTCGGCCTTGACACCAGCTCACGCTCTTGCTCCGGTTCAGCGCCCGCGAGCATCGCACGCTGGATGTAGTCGGCCGGGTAATACTGCAGGATGTCGGGCAACGGATTGTCTTCGATGTAGTCGAGGATGCCGTTCTGCACACGGCGATCCGGGCTGAGCGGCGATGGATCACGGGCGATCAGGTAGGCCCCGTATTTGGTGCCGATCTTGCCCGACCCGGTGCGCTGGAACGACACGTCGAAGCCCTCATCGGGGTTGTCGACCCAGATCACCGCGTTGTTGCGGCGGTCGCGGCAGAGCGCGAGTATCTCGCGGTCCATCGTCCCCGACATGTTGAACAGCAGCGGCTTGTAGGAGTCGTCGCCGTCACGGTCGAGGACCCATGTCACCACACGCTCCGATGCGTTGTGATGGCGTGCCTCCTCCTCGTCGCCTGCCGCCTTGAACTTCTGTGCCATTACACAGATCGGGCATGGCTTCTTCTGCATCTTGTAGAGGCACAGATAGGAGCCCTGATCCGGGCCTATCCAGCCGTGCGTCCACGCACTGTAGCCGTAATGGTCTGGCTTCGGCCACGTCGGCGGCAGGAAGCGGATGAGGTTGTCACCCTGCTTCGGCTTCCATGTCGGGTAGCCTGCCTTGTAGATGCTGTCGAAGCGGTTGGCACGCTCAAGGCGCGCCTGCATCATGTCTGGCGTCCGCTCCTGATACTGGAAGCGGGGTCGTTGCTGATTGTCGTGGTGGCTTGGCACTTGCCTATCTCCTGTATGTTCTGCGGTGTTCTGTCATTGCAGTCTTGACTACGGCGGGATCGATTGCAGCCCCCACCTGTCGCTGCAGCTCAACCAAGTCGGTGAGCGAACTCTTACGTTGCACGTATGCGTCCTTCAGCGCGTGCACCGCGCCGATGTTTTCGTGCACCCCAAGCAGCCGTTGGGCGAGGTGGCGCACGTCGGGGTTCAGCTTGACGCCAGCCTCCATGTCGGCAACGGTCAGCTTCCTGTCGGTGAGGCTGTCACGTATATCCGAGCGCGCCTGCGCCTCGGCTTCCTCCTTTTCGAGCAGCAGCTTGTCGCGCTGCGCGTGCAGCCCAGCGAGCAGCTTGGCGACCCGGTAGAACAGTTCTGCCTGCTGGCTCCCCACTTCGATGAGGTTTAGGGTATCGATTGGCAGCGCCGCCTCCAGCTCGGAGAGTGTCGGCTCGTGGCGTGCCGCTGGTCCGTTGCTCATGCGCGCGCGTTCAACCATGCGTCTGACCCATTTGTTCATTCTCCACACACTTCAGATTTGAATGTATCCGCCGTCGCCCATGCTCTCGAATTGTCCGACTTTGCTCAAGTTACACCAGTCTTGTCCGATGCTGACTTCCACAGCCAATGGCACGTTCAGCCACAAGTGTTCGCACCTAAGCATCTCATGCAGTATAATGTCAACACATTCGTTTAGACGCTGGTTTGGGATGATGAAGCTGAGATCGTCGTGGATCATCATGACGGGTTGCAATGCATCGTCTTCGTATTGCGACAGCCGGATCAGCGCCTCGCAGACCAAGAACACCTCGTCGGCTTGGATCGGTGCGGCGGCCAGCTCGTTGTCGGTGATCGGCGCATGCCGCCGGAAGCCACTCAGCCCGGTCACGTAGTGGTGCCGGTCATAGAAGCGGTGCAGCTTATGGTGCCATACCCTGATCTCGGGAAACTCGTGCCAGAACTCGTCGTAGAGCTTGTATCCATGCTTGACCTGAACGCCGAGGTAGCCTGCCACTGAGGCTGGCTGCGCGCCAAAAAATAACGGGAACACCAGTTCATTCTTGGCGCAGTTGCGCAGCGTCTTCTGGTCACGCTTCTTGGCCCAGCCGGGGATGCGACGCTGGATGCGCTCCGACCAATCCTGATGCATGTCGTAGTGATCGATGAAGTAGCGCACCAGCGTCGGGTCGCGGCTCTCCATGGCGACGTTCCTCGCCTGTATCGAGGAGTAGTCGACGCACAGCATGCTGCAGCCCGACGGTGCCACGATCTGGCTGCGGATCGCCCTGTGCCGCTCGGCCCGCTTGGGGAAATTCTGGATGTTCGGGCTCTGGCTGTTGGTCCGCCATGTCACCGTCCCCGTGGTGCCGATGACCGGGTGTATCTTGCCGCCGTGCACCAGCCCGCCGCCGGGCCCGAATGGCTCGATGTAGGTGGACAGCATCTTGGCAAGGCCGCGCCGCTTCAACACCAGCTTGGCAGGATGCGAGTGCAGCGCGGTGAGCGCCGTGACGTTGGTCGTGAACGGCTTCGACGTGTCGATGCCGAGTATCTTCGCCACGTGCCTCGGCGCAGCCGGGTTGAACTCCTTGCCGTCCGCTTCGAACGCCTGCACCTCGGGCAGCTGCGCCAGCTTCCTGCCGATGCTCTTGAGCTGGGCATGGTAGCTTGCGGCGAGCGTGGCGTTGACCGTCGGGTCGACCGGCAGACCGGCGTGTTGCACACGCACCAGCGCGGCGACGCGCGCCATGTGGTGGTCATAGACGCGCTGCAGTCCCTCGTCGACGATGGCTTGCCGTTGCTGTTCAAACAGCCGCAGGCAGTATTTGGCGTCCATGCCGTTGTAGATCAGCACCTCGTGCAGCGGCTCGTTGTCGAGGTTGGTCACGTCGAGGTCCGACACCGACTTCAGCGCCAGCCCGAAATGCTCTTGGCAGAGGTGGTCGAGGCTGTGCGCGCCCGGCTGCCCGTCGAGCAGGAAGGCTTGCGCCAGCGTGTCGGCCCACAGCCGGTGCCGCGCCGCCCGCTTGCCGAAGCGGCTCAGGCTCCAGAGCATTTCGAACGACGCGTTGTGCGCCACCTTGAGGACCGGCGCTTCCAGAACCGCGCGCAGTGCCCCGTAGATGGCGCTACGCTCGTTTTCGGTCCATGGGCTGGCCCGGTGGTCGAGCGGGAACGCCACCGCCTCCTCGGCCGTTGCAAACGCGACGCTGAGCAGGCGTGCCCCCGTCGCATAAGGTGACAGCCCGGTCGTCTCGTAATCGATGCCTACTCGATCCAGCGACGACGCACGGTGCAGCCACTCGATAGCCTGCTCGGCGTCGAGCAGCGTCCGCACGCCTGCCTGCGCCTCGTCGGTTCCTTCCACGCGTGGCGCAGGCAGCGTGTCGACCAGCGCGAAGGACGCCGCGATCTGCCGCCGCAGCGCCGCCTTCAGCCCGTCTTGGTCCTTCTCGCGGGCGTGCAGGATCGAGGCGGGGTGGACGAAGGGAAAATACCAGCAGACGTGGCTGCCGACCGTGATCGGCATGTGCCGCCCGGCGAGCGCCTTGATGCCACGCTGCCCGGTCATTGCCAGCAGCGCCGTGGCACCGAAGCCGAAGATCGCGCGCGGCTTCGATTTCTCGATGTCCTCGATCAAGTAGCCGTGACAGTGCCACATGGCGGTCGGCGTCGGCGGCATCTGCTTGCCGTTGTTGTCCTTCGGCGGCCAGCTCATCGTGACGTTGTTGAAGCGCACCGTCGGCTTCCACACGGCGGGGATCATGCTCTTCAGCAGCCGACCCGACGGGCCGACGAACGGCTCGCCGACATCCGCCTCGCGCTGACCCGGAGCCTCACCGAGAATGTAAACGTCGCACGGGTCGGCACCGCTCGGTGTCGCTTTCGGTGCGGCTTGCAGCGGGCATCCTTCGCAGCCCGCTGCCATCATCTCTTCAGGGGTCAGGCTCGCTTGCTTGCTGCGCTTTTTCGGCGGCGCAAGGAACGCCATCAGGGATTGGCGATCTCTGTGCAGTAGCCCGCTTCCTGCAGCACGCGCAGCGAGTGCCGGAAATCGGACCTGATCGTCGATACCGAGATCGACGTGACCGGGATATTCTCCTCGCGCAGCTTCTCGATCAGCTCGGCGTTGCTGATGTTGATATCCTTCAGCAACAGCCGCTTGATCATGGTCGAGGCACCCGGCGATGCGGGCTTCGGCGGACGACTGATCGAGGGTGCCACGAGCAACTCGCCGTTGGCGTCCTTGGCCTTGATGCCACCCGCTGGACGTGGCTTCGCAGGGGTCTTGACGGCGGGCGGCGGCTTCCTCGGGGGAGGAGGCTTGCGGGTTGTTTTCTTGGTCGTGGCAGCCTGCAACGGGGCGGGCTCTGGCTCAGGCTCGACGACCGTCACACCCTCATCCTCGGCGTCTTCGTCACCGTCGTCTTCGGGCTCGTCGTCGTCTTCGGGCCCTTCACCGCCGTCTGCATCCTCGGGCTCGTCGGTCTCTTCCGGCGCGGCGTCTTCGGTCTCAGGCTCTGGCTCAGGTGCCAGCGTGGCACGCGTCGAGGTTGGCACGTAGTCGGGAAACTCTTTGATATCGTTGGGATTGTGGTGCGCGCTGTAAAGCTGGACGGCTTGGTTATACCAGAGTTGCGCCTCGGCTGAGAGCGTCGCTTCCCAGTGGTCGGTCTCGATTTTCTGGCCCTCCTGCAGCAGCCGGAGAAAATACTTCGGACGGGGCTCACCTGCGGCTTGTGCGACTTTCGTGATCTTGATGAGTTCGGTTTCCAATTTGCTCGCTGGCATTGTCGGGGTCTCCAAAGACCGGCCAAGCTAAGCTCGTCGAGCGCGACCTGCAAGCCTCCTGCGCAACTTAATTTTCAAGGGGGGGGGGTCGCGCGCGCGGTAGTCTACCCCCAGCCTCATCCTCTGAAGCCAACCTACTTTTCTTCAACCCTATTCCAAGACCTACTCCAACGATGCGAGCGAAGCGAGCAGCAGGTGGAGTAGGTCTGTTAAGCGAGCGCAGCGAGCTTAACCTGTAAGAGATATCTTTATCGCGCGCGTCATGTGCGCAGAAGGTCGAAACCTTGTAAGTCGTTGATATTGCAGGACCTGATGTGAAATTTCATTTTGGCACCCAACGTGCAATTTTTGACGAAAATTCCCCGGCCGGAAGGGCATGGAACCATGCAATCAAATCACCTCGCCAAGACTGTGACGCTGTAGCCGCCGATACCTGTCATTGTGTTGATGTCGTTATGTCACATCAACATATTGAAAATAGCTGATATTGCGATATATACCTTGGCAACGAAAGGTGCCTAACAGGAGTTTCAAGGGCCATGTATCGACTTAATCTCGACCGGGTGGACGAACGCGCCGACCTCGCGGAGGCAAGGCGCAAGCAAGCCGTCACCCTCTACAATCAGGGCTACCGTCAGGTGGAAATTGCCGACTTCCTCGGCATTACACAGGCGCGTGTTTCTCAGATCATGTCACGTATCAACAAGGCAACCAAGCGCCGCTCGCTGCGTATGCAGCACGCTGGCTCGGCACGAGCTGCGGCCTGAGAAAGGCTGAGCTGAATGACGACCGCTGATGCCGTGATCGCCTCGCTGCGTGCAATGCCCCGCAGCGAGGTCGATGCTGTTCGCAAGAAGATCACTGCCTTCATGGCCTTCGGTGAGTGGGGCGGTGAAGCCAAGCACGTCAATATCAACGGCGACGCCTCGGCCGAAGGCAAGCGCGTGTTCAGGGTTGTTGCCGACGAGATGCGGGCAGCCGGTCTAGCCGATGCCCGTGAGCAGAGCTATTGGAAGCTGTCGCAGCGTGCCAACTTCGACGGCAAGGCCGAGCGCCTCGTTGCGTTCCTCGCCGAGCAGCACCATGACCGGCGCGTGCAGGACGGCATCCTGCGCATCGGCGTGCAGCTGTTGATCAAATTCTTTCAGCGCTTCGCAGAGACCCAAGACACCTTCATCATCACGACCGCGATCATCGCACGCAACGTCCACAAGGTCCCGGCCCGCCTCGACCGTGAGTTTCCCGGCTACGCGGCGTGTAACATGTTGCACTTGCTGATCCCGCATGCATAACAAACGTTGAGCCAATATGGGGGCACAGGTTGGCGCGGGCGTTGTCTGTTGAGTTGTGCAAACGGTTGGCGCGGCTGTTGCCGATGCTCTCGTCTGACCATGCTGGCGAGGTGACGGCGACCGCCGCCGCGATCACCCGCACACTGAGGGCCGCCGAGCGTGACTGGCACGACCTGACCGCCACGCTCACCACGGTGCCCGTCACCCAGCCACAACCGCAGCCCAAGCCAAAGCCACGCCCGGTCAGAGAGCAGGTTATCGACGCCGAGTATGTCGGCGACCTCGTCCACAGCATCCGCATGTCGGGCTGCTACCTGTCCGCCAAGGCCAAGGGCTTCCTCGACAGCCTTGAGGACCGCGCCGAAGTCTACTCCGTTGTCAGCTTCACCGACAAGCAGTGGGAGTGGTTCATGGGCCTACTCAAGAGCGCTTCGGTGGAATTGGAGGTGGACTAATATAAGCTGTGCCCCCATATGAGCGGATCACTCTATGGAGGCGACGGTGAAGGATCAAATCTCTACGGAAGGCCGCGTGTTCGCGGCACAAGTCTCACGTGAACTGAAGCGGCGCGAACGCATCGGAGCCAGCAAGATGGTCTCCACGCTGCGCCCCAAATACGCCGACCGCTATGCCAAGCACATCAGCGTGCGCGAGGCCCGCTGGCCGCACGGTTTCCATCTCCTCATGCGCGACTTCGGCAAGCTGAGTGGACCCAAGAACCGCATCGGGCTGTTGCGCAAGGCGTCGGGCTGGTTCGACGCGATCCCGCAGGAAGATCGCGGCTTCTCCATGCACATGCGATCCGAGCGCAAGCGTTTCTCCAGCGCGCCGCGCGACGCCACGCTGATCCTGATCACCTTGGAACCCACGACCCATCCGCTGGCGATCATGGTCGAGCACGGCGAGGAGGGCGTGCAGGCGATGCGCCATGAGTTCCGGGTGACGCCGTCACGCGACGATGCGTCCATCGCCGAGGTGCTGGCTTATGTCTGCTCGCACGCTCTCGGACGACTGTGTGAGCGTTGGACTGCACCCGTGCCACCGACCGTCGCCGATGGCTTGCGCTTCCTGAACTTCTGCTGGAAGGCCGCCGAGACGGCATCCGGGCGTCGCGAGCTGGCGGAAAGCGGCATCAACTTTCCCTTCTACCCGGATGGCAAGGACAGCGAGCCGCTGTTCGCCGAGGGCTGCATGCGTGTGAGCGAGGACCGGCAGGCCGAGCGCGTCTGCCATTGGTTCGACGTGCGCACGGTGCTGACACGCGACATGCTGGAACCGGCGCAGTATCAGCAGGCAGTGGCTCTCGCCAAGCTTGCCATCGGTGACACCGACGCGCAGGTGGAGGCGGTCGAGCCACGCACCGACTTCGTTGCCAAGGTTATTGCCGCCACTGAGAAATAATTCTTGCAAAGCTTATGGCATAGCTTATTTGGGTCGTTGCCGGGAGCTTCCATCCTTCCACCGGAAGGCTCTGGAGCACGGCAACATAGGAGGGCACATGCCCAAAGAGAAGACGACGCTTAACGCGTTGCTGCTTTCGAGCACAGCGTGGAGGACGGACTGGAAGCCGCAGTTCGCCCTTGATCTGGACCGGGCTACCCCATCAGACTTCTCCAACGCCGTTGAGGAGTTTGAAGCTTGGGCGAAGACCCAGCCGCAGGACAAGTTGCCCCTTGAGAGCGGTTGGTATGACGTTGAGCCGCAGCTTTGTGAGCTGCTGCTCATCCGCAACTCCGGTAATCGCAAGCCGAGCCTCGCTACGGTCAAGCGCTACGCCCGCTATATGCAGGATGGCGATTGGCCACGCACCGGAGAGACCATTGTCGTCAATGATGATGGTCGGGCGATGAACTTGCAGCATCGGGCTTGGGCCTGCCTTTTTGGCGGTGCCTCATTCCCGAACTACATCGTCGCCGATGGCGTCTCCAACGACCCGCAACTCTTTGCCTATTACGACAACGGCAAGACCCGCACGGTCTCTGATGTCCTGCGCACGGCAGGCTTCAACGGCCACGCTACGGTCATGGGCAAGGCGGTGCAGATCGGCCACGATTACGACATCGAGGCTTATGCCATCGCGGGCAAGGGGCTGAAGCGCCTGAAGATGCCGACGTTGACGAAGGTCCAGATCATCGACTTCATCAACAGTAACCCTGATCTGATCGCGGTCGCAACGGCGGTCAATTCTGAAGGTTATCGGCCCGGCGTCACGCTCGTGAAGCACAAGGAGGTCGCGACGTTCGTGGCTTACCGGCAGCTTCAGTTGTATGGCGAGGAGCGGATGGACGAGTTCTGGACCGGGTTGTCCAACCCGGAGCAGGCGTCCGCGCCGGTCGCTCAGTTGCATGCGCTGTTGCTCAAGAACCTTGAGGCGTCGAAGAAGGCGCAGAAGTCGAACGCCTACGCCAAGCGCTTCAACCAGATGATTACGTTGGCATTCCTTATTCGGGCATCCAACGCCTTCGTTTTGGGGGAGGATAGCTTCTCGGAGAACTTCAAGCTGCACGATCACTTCCCCCGCTTTGTCGAGGTCGATGACGCGACTGAGCTGGAGGAGGACGAGCAAGCCGAAGCCGCCGAGTAACTGAAGGCATGTAGAGCAATTGGTCGGGGTGGCGCAAGTCACCCCGATCTCTTGTGGAGGCCAGAGCAATGGAAATCATTATTATGGGAAAGTTCAACTATGCCGCCATCAAGCCGGGTGTGCGTGAGAGCGTGCGCGCGGCGGCGGAACGCATCAAGGCAAAGTTAAAGCGCAGCGCAGAGGACGTGTTGGACATCGGTCGCGAACTACTCATGGTCAAGGAGGAGATCGGGCACGGCAACTTCCTGCCGTGGATAGAAGCAGAGTTCGAGATGAGCCAACAACAGGCTAATAGGTTCATGCAAGTTGCCGAACGGTTCGGAGGCAAATTACGCATAATGAGTAATTTGCCTG